TTAGCCAAAGGGGCAAAAGCTATGAAACTTCAACGCGAATCAATCAACCTGGGCAGCGAGTATAACGGCAAGTGGAACTTCGTTATCATGGATAGCGACGCCGACAAGATCGAAGCGGTTGAGGAAGCGTTATGCGAAATGGCCACTGGCTTCTCTGTCGGCGGAGAAGAGAAAACCTGGGGCGACTACTGCGACCAATGCCCCTGCTATGAAGACGGGTATGGCTCCGGCTTCTGGATTCCGGTCGAAGATGTTCCGGACTTCAAAGAGGCGTACAAGGCAGCGAAGAAAGCAGTGAAATAAGCACGAATTGCTAAACGCCGGGCCGAAAGGCCTGGTATAGTTAACACATCGAAACCAGTCAGGAGATTAACCATGAAAGCATTTTCGGATGTAGTCGTCGGGGATAAAATTCAATATGGCGCAAGCGATCTGTTCCGTACCGTAACAGATATCGAGAAGGGGCGAGGCGTCAATGGGTTTACTGTCTTCGTGGTGCTCGACGGCATTGCACGCTTTGCGGTTGACGCTCGTGATTGGGTTTTCTGCATCGAGAAGGGCCAGGTATGAGGAAACGGCGGGCCGGTGAGGTGGTTTGCACCTGCGATGCTTACCCCTTCCCTCATCGAATGTTCGGCGGTTCATGCAACGGGATCGCCATTGTCATTGCCAGCGTTGGCGGCGCGGAGTGCCAGCATTGCCAGCTACTGAATAACGGGTCGTGCGAGGTGCTGGCGGGTATCGAGAATCCGATCGAATGCCATTACGTCGCCGACTTCATCCACCAAAACGAGGTTAAAATATAATGCGAACAGTTACCATTTCGAACAGCTTTTCCTACATCATCGGATCGCCTGAAGAGCGTATCAAGGCCATGCGCGACAAGGCGACCAATGACGTTACCGATGCCTTCAGTGCTGCGGCTAAAGCTGCGATCACGCATTACTACGGTCGTGTCCCGGAAGAGTTCAGCGCGGAAAGTGCGCCTTTCCTGGTTGTCAAAAAGGAGGGCGGTAATGTATGGCAAATCAACGACAAGCAGACTGGCGAGTTTATCTTCGGATCGGTTCCGTGCCGGGTAGGAAGCAACGATGTTACCATCCAGGAACTCGGCGATCATGAACCTCGCGTTCAGCGCACGATCTACATCAGCCAGGATTACACGACCTGCGTTCCGGCATAGCACGTTTTGCTAAAACAACATGGCGGGATAGTGGCATACTATCCCCACACCAACAAGCGAAGGAGCTAAACAATGAACCATCCGAAGACTGATTCCATTCTCGCCGTCCTGAACGCGCATGGCCGCGTCGTTCTCCGCATTAACCGCGCCTCCGGATTCACTCAGATCACGATCACGAAGTCGAAAGGCCGCTACATCATCGGGACGGTTCCGGGCGCTCGCCTCGTTCAGTCCTCCCTGGCTGGCGTCACGCTGACGCTGGAATCGAACAGAATGTTCATTGAGGCGTGGAAAGCATGAAAGACAAGGTTATTTACTGCATGTTCGACGGCTCAGGCATCATGGGCCTGCCGTGGGCCATCAAGGGATGCAAGGTGTATTGCTTCAATGCCGACTCCGGCGACCACGGAGAATATAGCATTCGAATGGTTCACCCCAATATCCAGTATGTTAACATTTGGATCGACAAGGATTTTGACGTGAAGCGATCGATTCTCGGCGTTCCCGATCCTGACTTCATTTTCGCGTTCCCGTCATGCACGCTGTTAGCGCATAGCGGAATCAAGCACGTAAGGGAAGATAATGACGTTCTATCAGCCGCAGATGATGCGAAGATGGTCGAGCAATTAGGCAATAAGTATGGTTGCCCCTGGATGGTCGAAAACCCGGTCGGAAAATTGTCGTCACTATGGCGCAAGCCGGATTTCTATTTTCACCCGCGCGACTTCGGCGGCTATGTTTCTCCGAACGAACCTGTGTGGCATCCCAAAATGCCACACTGTGACAATTACACGAAGAAAACGTGCATATGGCACGGAAACGGTTTTGTCGAACCGAAACGGCTCCCTCCGCCGGATGGAGTGGAAGGCGTGAATTTCTTTTGGGCCTGGAAGTTTTTGGGCGGAAGGTCAGAAAGGACTAAAATGCTGCGCTCCATTACTCCGCGAGGTTTTGCCCGCGCCGTGTTCCAGGCGAATTATCGAGAATAGCACGAATTGCTAAAACTACCCGGCGAAAGTCGGGTGGCATTACCCCATCGAAACGCAACGGAGTAAACGGAAATGAAATTTATTATCTTGATGATGTTAACTATTTTGTGTATGTCCGGGCCTGGTGGTTTTATCTTTGCCGTCATGCTGTTAGTTGTTGCCGGAATTATTGATATCCGCCATCACCACGTAATGACTGATTTAAGGCTCAATAGGCTGATTAATGATATCAAGGCCGCTTGCGAAGGCATAGAAATAAAGGTGGTGAAGAAATGATATCTCAAAAACTCGCCGAAGTATGCCGCGAAGTTCTCAGGATGAATAATGGCGGCGCAACCCTGGCTGCGATGCAAAATAAAATTGAGTCGCACGTTGGCTTTAAATTGAGTTGCAGAAATAAAGCTGACTTTCTGGATCTGGTTAACCTGTATATCGAGATGGGAGAAAGAAAATAAATGGCGAAGTCAATCAAGATTAAATGCACGTCAAGCTGTGCCGTTAACATCCATGAAAACAACCTTTATTCCGCCCGCGTCGAAGATGAAGGCAACGTGTCAATGATGGTATATGACAACGTAGAACTGAAGAAGAAGCGCATTATTTTGTCGGTAGGCGTTAGCGGCGAGTTGTTTATTGCTGGAGACGGCGGAGTGGCGGTTGCGACGTTCATCGAACTCAAAACCAAAACGCTAAAATGCGTCGGCCTTGACCATAGCAACCCGATGAAAAAATCCTTCAGCGTCGGCAAGCGCTACCAGGTTGAAAGCGGTCGTGCGCTCGGTGCGGTTGCTGGATACATCTTCGACCGTGACGGATGCCGCTGGACGCTGTACCGCGAGGAAGTTGGCTTCAGTGTATCGGACGGAACGACTTTCGAAGCTAAATACCTGTGACGGGTTCGGGGCCGCGCGCCCCGATAATCCAAGCGCGTTTTTCAAGCGTGTTTAGATTATCACTGGATCTCGGATTTAATACGGCATATGATTAGCCGAACGATTAACCAATCAGGAGCAAGGGCATGTTTTTAAATGACCGCGTATCACCGCAAGATATTATCGCCATCGCAGAAAGGGAGGGGATCAGTCCCCTGCGCGTTGCGATTCGTGCGAACGGGTATCGTGACTCCGTTTCATTCTGGCCAAAGCCCAAAGATATCGACGTAAACGCGGATAAATACCCAACAATCTCGATCGCCAATGATTACGATGTGGTCGGCAAGCTGGCGCTAAATGCAGCGCGTTCTGTTCAGTTCCCGGAATCATCCGCTTACATGCACTTTCTCGGAACCGTGTCCGCCGCGATGATGGGTCGCTTTTGGGTCGAGTACCACGGCAGCGAGCAACCGACAACGCTTTACGTTATCACGTCGCAGCCGCCTTCCGCTGGTAAGTCTGCCATTAACTCGCTGGCCATCGATCCGATCGTCGCCGAAGTCGAGCGCATTAACGAGTCTCGCAAGAAGGAGCGTAAGAAAATCATGGCGAAGCTGTCCGCCAACAAGCAGGCGCTAAAAGGGGAGTTATCGCAATCTGATATGGTGAAACTTTTCGAAGACCGTGACGAACTGGAAGAGAAACTTGAAAAATTATGTGATCTAACTTTCCCGGTATCCGATACCACCCCGGAAGGTCTGTCGAAGATTAACAACCGCCAGGGAAACTTTGCCGTTATTTCCGATGAGGCTACGGCGGTTAACAGCCTTTTGGGGATCACGTATGGCAACGATGGCGGCAAGAAGACGAACAGCGAACTGGTTCTCAAAGCATGGGATAAGGGTCACGTATCGATCGCTCGTGCCGACGTCAGTAACAATATGTCATTCGTGGCTTTGGGCTGTATTTGCGTAATCGCACAGGATGAAACTATCGACGCCATTATGCAGGCTGGTTCTCGCGGGATCGGTGTCTCGGAGCGTTTCCTTTTGGTTCGTGAGCAAACCCGTTTGGGTGAGCGCGTGTTTATCGACGAAAACGGGAATTCGACCTATGAGCCGATCGACCAGTCACTGAAGGCAGATTACTTCCGGCTGATTCATGACATTATGAGCGAATCAAACGTTAAGTTGCAGGTTACTGACGCGGCAATGCGGAGACTGAATAAGGCCCGCCAGGAGTTAGAACCGGAGTTAGGCGACGGCGGCAAGTATTCGCATACCATGCTTCGCGGCGCGATGGGTAAGTTTGATAAGCAGGTTATGCGTATGGCGTCCGTGATTCACACGATCCGGAACTGGCAACCCGGCGGGAAGCGTTCGAAGAAGATCGACACAGCGACCATTGACGAAGCGATCATCATGTTCCATGAGTTGAGCAAAACTTACTTGTCGTCGGCTGACTCTTCCGGCTTTGCTGGTGAGGGAGCGGAAATTAAAGCGCTGTATGACGTTATCGCCAGTCGTTGCAAGCAGGCAAAAGGTGTTATGACCGTCCAGGGCATTTATAACGCCTGCCGCAACCTGAAGATCTTCAAAGGCCAGGCCGGGGTGAGCAAAAAGATTAAGGAACGCTTATTGCCGAAGATGGAGGAATTAGGCTTTATCTGCGTGATGGATTCCGAAGTCTTTATCAACCCGTCGTTCATGAGGTAATTGATGTTCATTCTTGACATTTACAAGTTCTGCGAATCTCGCCGGGAATTCACCCGGCAGGATTTTGCGAAGTTCGTCTATACGCACCGCGAAGCGCCTCGCCTGGCAAAAGCCGCCAACGTGTCGCAACGTATGTTCGCCTCAATGGTCTCTAAGGAGTTTTTAGCGCGAAGCTATACGAATGGATACCTTGACGGAAAAAACGGCGCTGTGTGGTGTACGGGGCCGGATAACAGGGAGATAGGTTTTGATTTCCGGTCGTTCGATGGGATGGATAACCGATATATGTGGGAGATGATGCACCTTGACCAACTCAGTGATGAACAGCTTTTCGGGAAACCAGGTGGAAGATCTGATAACGGAAGTTCACAGGCTTGTTTGCGTGAAACAGATCACACCAGAAAATTACTTGCGTGCCGCGCTCATCTTGCTCTATCAAGGAATGGCCGCAACCAACACGGTTGAACATGGTCTTAACGATGAAGACGGAGTAGCGCTATTGCACGTCAAACGGTACATATAGAAAAAGGGGCATTACGCCCCTTTGTTTTTTCGTTCCCGCCAAAGACCGAACACCCCGATCGCCAGCATTACCACCCCAACACCACCAATCAGCCACGGAATCAGGCTTCCGCTTTCATCATTCCGGATCTCGATCTTGTCCGCCGTGATCTGGTTGGCGTGAATGCTGGAGGTCGTTACAGATTTCTTGTTCGACGTGTCAACCTTCCCTACCGCCGACTCTTTGAACGTGGTCTCCTGCTTGCTCGACGTGTCAGTTTTGTTGGTCACGCCAACCGCCTGTTTCACGTTCTCCGCGCCGACTTGCGCCGTCATATCCGGCTTGCTACCAACCAGATCGGAAAGGATCGGGACGCTTGACGCGCAACCGGAAACGACGGCAGCCGCCCACACGATAAAGCCGATGGCCAGCGCTCGTTGAAAGTTTAATGTGCTCATTTCAGATCCTTAATGCATAGTTGATATTCCTGAACCCGGCGATTATGCAAGCCTTTCGACTTCTCCATCTTTCCCGTTTTCGGGTTGCGGTAGTACGTCCAGCGATATAGCTGCTCGCACGCCTCGCGCAATCGGCCCTGGTTCGTTAACTTCAGCATGGTGCTGCCAGAATATGCACCGCCGCCAGCGTTGAACGTAAAGCTGTACATCGACGCCCTGAAGGTGTCCGGAACATCGACTTTGATTTTGCTGTCAACGGTTCGCTTCGCCACCTGGATATGCTTGGTTAAAAGCGCGTCGCACTCTGACCGGGTATAGGTTTTCCCCTTGATAACGTCCGGGCCTGTGATGCCTTCGCATACTGTCGGGACGCCAGCGATATCCATATAAACATTGTATTTAGTGTCCTCCACTTCGGGGAGGAACGCGACCGCGATCGCCACCGCCGCCGCGAATGTAACCCGCGTTTTAATCCCCATGTTATTTACTCCTGATCTTCACCGCCGTTTTGATATCCCCGGCTTCCAGCGCTTCACGAAGCGCCTTTGAATCTCGCCAGCGCAACCACGCGCCGAAGGAGCCGAATAGAACCATGAAAAATAAGCCAATGGCAGCAATGATTAATTGCCCGGTTGCAGATCCCGCGAGGGCAACGCCACCGCTGCTATTGGTTGCCGCGTTGATGAACTCTCGCATGATATGCAACCTCTGTTAGTTAAATGGTAAGGTGATGATATATGCATTAGGCCAAATTAAGAACAAAAAAAAGGGAACCCATCAAGGTTCCCAATAGTTAAGGTGATGATAATAAAGGCATTAACTTTATAATTTTAATGCAACATCTGACACCATATCAAGGATTTTTTGCGCGTCGTCTTCAGGCTCGCCAGTGGTCATATCAAAATCGAGTTCATGGTAAGTGTCGCTAATCAGATCCGGGCGTCGAATATGCTTGCGGCTATCACCCTCAAAGGTCATGCTGTCACGATGAAGGCGGACGACAAACACGTTAAGCGCCTCATGCGCTGCGACGTGCTCCACCTCCTCATCGAAGCCGCCGTCGCTGACGATGCAGTTAAACGGCGAAGTTAGCGCTGAATCGCAAAGCAACTTGCCGAACTGATTTTTGCCCAGGGTCGGCTTGACGAAATTTTCGCTAATGTGAATCATGAATTCACGAGGAGAACGGTCGCCCAAAAAATCGCATTTCACTTCTTTGTGCTTGCGGTCGTGGTATCTGGCAGTAAAGCGTGCAAAGTCAGCAGATCCCAGCACAGCACGAGCAATGGCAAACATCGGCTGTTTGAAGCTAAGGTTCTTGTATTGCCACTTCCGCGAGATGATTTCCGCGATAGTGTCCTTTCCGATGCCCGGCGCTCCGTTGAGGATAATTACATTTTTCATTTGTCTACTCCGTGTGATTTTAAATGATCGTGAAGATTGTCGCCGTAGTCGCAGACCTGGTAAGTTGTGATACCCAGGCTACGGAAGTGCGCAATAACAGTGGGGCTATCATCCCACGCCGCAACGATTCGCTCAATGCCAATCTTGCGTAAAATTTCCTCTTTGATAACCGTATCTTTCCGGTTGTCGGAGGCGGAGCGCATAATCAGCAGGTCGTAATGCGATGCGCCATTTTGCACCAGCCATTTTTCAGTGATCTCGCGTGCCTCATCACTTCGCCCGGTAAGGATGATGACGATAAATCCAGCTGCGCGCATGGCCTCCATTACCCGGATCGTGTCCGTAATGGGAGCATCGCCGCCAGCCGCCATGTTGAACGCCGTCCAGCTTTCGGTTAGGTGGAGATCTTTTTTTGGCAGCAGGTGCAAACGGTGGTTGCCATTGGACAACGTGCCATCGAGATCGAAAATGCAGATATTTCTATTCATTGGTTTATCCTCATTGGCCCCTTGCGGGGCCGTCGTGTTTACATGTTCGGGCGATAGATGAATCGACCGATCTCGCCATAGTCTTTGCTGTACAAGATCACCGCGGCCTGGCGATATGAGCGCCAACCACCGCGAGCGGCGTAAGCGTCTTTGGCCCCTAACTGGCCATGCACTTCGTCAATGCCTAACGAGTGTTCCGTTACAGTCTGGTGATGCCAGTGGCCGGAATGCGTGTAAATGTATTCGCACTGGCCGAACTCCTTACGGAAGTCGGTAGCCATCGCAGCAAGGCGCGTTTCCGGCTTTTTCATCGTGTGGCCATGCGTATAGCCCAGCATGGTCTTGCCCCACAATGTGCGATGCAGGATCGCCGGACTAACATCAACAAAAACGCGAGGCTCATTCTCATAGAACGCCGCCAGCGCTGCGCGTAGCCAGATCATACCGGCCTGGTCGTGGTTGCCTTCAATCACCTGCACTTCAACTTCTGCATGATTGTTAAGCAGTAGCGACACTGCGCGACGCAGCGAACGAATGGCAACATAAACAAGTTTTGCGTATCGGCTATCCTGATCGAGAACGTGACCGCTTGCCGGGGTTACTGCGTCCAGGCCGTCACTGTGAAGGAAGTCACCGCCGACCAACAAAACAGCCTTTTGTGATTGCGGAGCCACCGAAACGGAATAATCAAAGAAGCGGTTTAGAACCTTCTCTGCCGTGCTGGTATCATAGTTCTCGCCGCATTCATGCTTATGCGCCATTGCCCCAATATGCAGGTCGAAGATCGGGTACAGGGCAAGCTGATCTTCAATGTAGAACTTCGATTCATCCAGCGGTTGCGGTTCGGCTCGCGGAAGTTCTTCGCAGAAAGCCTCCTGCGCTGCCTCCATAAGCGCAACCATGCGATCGCGGTCTACTTCCGACTTAACCCACCGAACGACCTCGGATCCGTCCGCGCGAATCATCGTCGACGTGCCTTTGACGCCGAAGCCGTCCGGGATATGCTTCGAAACGTGGGCGTTTCCGTGTAGGTGTCCTTGTCGCGCCAGGCGAACGCCGCGACGTTCAACGCTTCGAATGTTCATGCCGAACTCTTCAGCGATCTCGCGGTAGGTCTTGCCTTCCTCGCGGGCGGCCAAAAATTCTTCGTCTGTGATTTTAGGTGACATAATTTATCCCAATTGAATTGCATAGTTAATGATTGCGATCGTAAACAGGATCGCCGTAAATAAGATCGCAATATATCGCATTCTTCACTTCCCCGCTACTTGTAATATTTCTTTCGTGGATGAACATCTTCAGCGCGTCTGCCTCCGCTCGCGTTGCCACTGCTATTCGCGTGCGCTTCACCGGGCGCTCGTGTAGATAGGTGAGCTTCCCACCAAAAATAATTGATATATCTTTGATATCGAAATACTTTGCGATCTTCACGATATCATCACTTATTCCAGCTTCTTTTGAGTGCTGCCATACGGCATCGCGACCAGTCTCGACAATCATCATTCGTCACCGTAAATGCAAAAACCTTCGGCCATTTGCTCATACATGGCCACACTTTCCAGGCCGTACCCTGCGCGAAAATAAATCTCACCGACCACACCATCAAGGCCATTATCTGAAGGGTTCGCCATGTAGTCGGCCATGCACATGCGAGAAAGGTTAACCAGGTGGCGAGATACAACTTGCGCTTTTGCTGGCACGATCTTGATGGTGTCTGCAATGGTTTTTGTTTTCATGGCGTTTGCTCCTGATTGGTTGATGGTGTAATAATACCCGCACGCGGCGGGTATTGTTTAGCAATTAGTGCTGTTTTGCAAAATACTCCGCGCCTTCATGAGATTTAAACTCAATCAATTCTCGTTCAAGAATTTCTTGCCAGTCAGCGACCGGGGTTCCGTTGTCCATGAACTCCATGTAGGTTCCGTCGATGGTGTCAGCAAAGGCTAACTTTTCCTCATCCGTCCCAATGAAGCCGTATTTGTCCAGCAATTCAACCACGATCCGAAGATACTCGGTGAAAGATTCTATCTGTTCCATTTTTCAGATCCCACGTTTGCGCATACGCTTTTTAGCTAATGAAGGGCAAATCTCGCTTACCGGAATGTAAAGCGTCTTTTGCTCCTCTCCCGGCTTGAGCTTGCGCATGATGAAAATAACACTTCCCTTATTGTTGTTGTCGACTGGCTTCCCGCTTAATCCGTTGATGAAGGCGAGGCGACCGGATCGGCTTAACTGGTTCCCGTCATCATCCTCTTCAACATCGGCAACAATCCAGATAATCTCGGCGGCCATCTTCTGCGCGTCACGGAACCAGGCAGTAGAATTGTCGCCGGGTAGCAGAATGTCGATCTGGTTGTCGTGCTCCATTTGCTCAATGGCCTTGAGAATAAACGGATCTGGAAACGAGTAAGGCGGATTCAGCCAAACGTGCTTTTTTTTTCCCCACCAGCGTTTAAGGCAATCAGTTTTTTCGTCGTAAAACTTCGCACAAACTGCGTTGCTTTGGTCTGCGGCGGCGTCGAGGTCGTAAGGGCCATAACGCTCTTCCATGTATGCGATCAGGCTGCGATCTGTCGCCCACTTATCGCGCACGATATCAGGCGTTTTGCTCCCGGCGTATCGGTTGCCTGTTACTTGGTAAAACTTGTCGGGCCTGACAGCCTGATAGTGTCCGCCAGTAGCAAGGGCATTGCCAATAAACGTTTCGCGCTCCAATTGCTCAAACGTGATGAATGCGTCACGAGTGTCTTTGTCTGTGATATCTTTTGCCATTATTATTTAACCTCGCAGGTTAAGGTATTATGAAAAGCGCCCACACTAACATCAATGGTGTTTTTGTTGACTACATAATGAGCGTACCCGAAAGGAGTAAGCAGTTTATATTGATTTTCGCCAGCGCCATCAATTATAACGCCAGAGTTTTCACCCTTGACAACTTTCATATATTTGCTAGTCACCTCGAACGCTTCACTCCCGCAATCATATGTTTTCTGTTTTTCGCTGCAACCAATAAGACCAAGAGACAGAACAACTAAAGCAAGCATCTTTTTCATTTTCAGCACTCCATTCTTCGTTTCGATGGGGAAATAATACCCGGCTTTCGCCGGGCGGTTTTAACAAAAAGTGCTATTTGATGGCATCGAAGAAAGCGATCTTGAATTGCTCGAAGCCATAGGCCACGGCGGCGAATCCGCCGCGACGGCGAACGGCAGCAAGGAATTCCCTTTGCTCCTTGCTCACTGGTGACGCCTGCGCCTTGCCCTGGCGCTTTAGCTCGATGGCCGCGAACGGGTATTTGCCGCCGAACCCAATCAGGATCAGAATGTCGCTAACGCCCTTCAGCAATCCCATTTGATGATCGATAACTGCGCTCGCCTTGTGCTTGCTGCCTTCATTGACTGTGTGCCAGAACAGATAATCAGGGTATTCGTGACGCAGCCACGAAACACTATTCATCTGATCGATTTTCTCAAGCGGGCAAGCCTTTACAGGCCCGCCGTAGTATTCGAGATAATCACCTTTATCAGTAATCACTATTCGTCTCCAAAATCTTTGCGTGAAATAATATCTTCCTTCTTACCGTTAACGCGATGCGTTACGCGCTTCGGCGCTCGGAAGTAATGCTCATTCTCAAGGATTTTTCGCGCATTTTTCATCCCGCCCAGCTTGCCGCGCATTACCGCGTCGCTAACGTGCTGGAATACTGCCTTTTGCCGCCATAACTTGCCGCAAATCTGATTCTCTGATTCCGGAAAGAACTTCTCCCTTGCGGTGAACCGCTCGCCGTCATGGTTAAGTAGCACGTAATTGAAGATGATCCCGGACTGATTGCGAGTCAAGCCGATATCGAACCCGACAACATCATACCAGTCATTTTGCGTATAGTGCTTCCCGGTGAGATTGTCATTTGGGTCTTTAAGCTGCACCCCGCAGCATCTGCACTGGCGAGCAACAATATCGTTTTCAGCGTAACACCCTTTTACTTTAATCTTCCCTGTTCGTGGGTCTTTCTGGTCTTCGCAGCGCTGCGAGATCCAGAAGTATTCGCAACGATTACCGTTGCTGTCTTTGTGGATGCATCGGCGGGCGTACTCGCTATTTTCTCCCTTGCATACCGGGCAAATTTTCGGGCCGTTCTTGCTGCTCTTGCGTCTTTGGTATTGCGCCTGCTCAAGAATAGGATCGAAATATAGCTGACCCAAATCGTCCATAGTCCCGGCGAAGTCCCAAACTAAATGGTCTTCCTTCACCCACGAGTAAGGTGGCTGTTTTTGCCAGTCTTTTAACAGTCGCATACCGCGCCCCAAAAGCTGAATAAGCAACGTAAGCGATCCGATCTTGCGCAATATCACCGAAAAATCCCAAAACGGAACGTTAACGCCAGTGGTTAGGGCCATCACCTGGAAGATGTATTTAATCTCCCCGCGATTCGCCTTATCCAAAATTTCGCCGCGTTTCTTTGAGTTGGTCTTCTCGGTGATGATCGCGTATGTTGCGTCCGGCGGTAGATATCTCGCAGCCTCCTTGCAATGCCGCTGTCCAGCGCAAGTTATCAGGACGCCGTTTCGGGTTTTCGCACGCTCCACGACCTTTTGCATAATCAGCTTCGTCATTTCGCCGGATTCATGGATTTTCTTTTCCATCTTGCGCAATTCTTCCGCGCTAAAATCCTGTGTACCGTCCTGACTGGAACCGTGGAATTCTGACAGGTCATACCCTAACCCATCCGCCTCGGTGTCACCGAAGATGGTGGGAACTACCGAACCGAACTCGACAAGATAGTTTGTGTTAATGTCGGTGATCTGCTCGCGCCAGAATCCCGGCTGCGTCTTGTCCTCCTGCAAGATTGGAACCACCCCGCGAAACTCCGACCCCGTATAACCGACGATGCGAAGTTCTCGCCCTGTCTTCTCAAGGCACCTCCGCATTAACTCACAGATGACGATGGTGTACTGCGTGCGACCTGTTCCCTCCATAGGCAAGCCATCATCACCAATCAGGAACTCATCGCTTTCGTTATCGCTAGTTATGTCATAATTTGGATTTGGTACTTTCTCGCCCTTCTCAGTTGTCATTTGTAAAAACGATTCATTGTTGGCGATCGCCTCAGCCAGATCTTGCCAGTCGACCTGGTGGCATTCGTCAATGGCCAGAACTGAAGGCACGTAGTCGCCAAGCATTTTAAACAGGCCATTAACCACCGTTCCTTCAGATCCGACGACGATCGGGAAGTATGCCGCCTTTGTGCCTAACCCGGCGCAATAAACGGAGTTGGGAACATCGAGGTTACTGATCTCCTCGGAATCCTGCTTCACGATCTCGGCCTGGCGAGCAAGAACCATCATGGGTAAGTTCATTGCCTTGCACTGCGCCGCGAGCATGGCGATCATGATGGTTTTCCCGGCGGAAACCGAAGCCTTAATGTAAAAAGGATGTTCATATTTTGCGATCCGCTTCGCGGTCTCAATATACGCAACCGCCTGATACGGGTAAGGAACGATATTTCCGACGGTGAACCGCTTTTGTATTAGCGGGATCTTGTCTGCGTAGGCTTCAATTTGTTGTTCAATTGTGAGCATGGGCAATCCTAATTTGTCATTCGCATAGTTGCGTGTATAATACAGTGAACATTTTATCATGTTTAACAAAAAATGCTATGAGGGTTAAATTATGGAACAAATGGCAAAGGTGGATAAGCGAACCTTGAACGGCAATAACGGAACATCGCGCGGGAAAGATAAGAAGAAACGTAAGCGACCGACTGGTTACTACGTGCTGAAGGATGAGGTTCGCGCCGGGTTGACTGCGCGGATGGAGCTGGTTATTGATGCCTTCGGTGGCATCGCTGGAACGGCAAAAGAGTTGGGAGTTAGTATCCAGGTTGTTCAGCAGTGGCGTAAGCGCGGCATGATCTCAGCTGATGGCGCTTATCTCGTACATAAGAGCTACCGCCGGAACAATTGCAAGGGTTTCCGCGCCTCATTCTGCCGACCAGATTTAAGATTTGACAGCAACGGCAAGCCAGTGACGCGCCGATGCGACCGCCGGGAAATGCTCCGCGTAGTCAGATAGCACAATTTGTCTAAACACTAAACGCCTGCCGGGTTATCATTCTCGTGTAGGCGTTTTTTATTTGGAGGTAACGACGTGGATTTTTACGATGAAAAAGAGGTTTTGCCGTACATGGCTGGTATGTGGCGCGAAGCGTTGCAGAACATTTGCGGCATCCACTCTCGATACTTCAACGGCAAGCACCAGGACTGCCCGAACTGCGGCGGCAAAGACCGATTCCGCTGGACTGATAAGTTAGAAACGCGCGGCGACGGCGGCGCATACTGTGGCGGCTGCGGTGCTGATAGGGGGATCGGCTGGTTAATGAAGTTAACCGGGCAGCCTTATAGCGAGTGCATCAACATTCTTGGGCGCTATCTCGGAAAGGTTCCGCAGGAATACGTGGTTAAGAGAAACAAGCAGGTAACTCGTGACAACGGCTATGACTACGGGAAGATGGCCGACCATGAAAGAGTAGTTGCCATTTTAAACAGAACGGAGGCCGTTGATAGCACGCCTGTAACGCTCTATGAAGGCATCGAAAACGAGCACGTCAAATCATATCAGGTAGGCGTAAAAACTCACGAGAACGGCAGGCAGGAGCTAATTCACGCGCTACCGATGCAACTCGTGCATGAAGATGGGCCGGATGATGAGTATTGCAATATGCTGTTCATTGATGAGGAGGGGCGGGAGAAGATGTTGGCTGGCGATCTGACCTTCGGTTCGGTGATAGTTACCAATCAGAGCGACGACGGGAACGGGCCGATTTACCTTGCTCGCTCGTGGATTGAGGCGATGCACTTCAATATTGCCAGTTCGTTCAAGTGCGACGTTTGGGCCTGCATCATACCTTCAAACGTCGAGATCGTGGCGTACAGGTATAAAGGCAAGGGCGGAGAAGGTAAGCGAGAAATGCGGGTAGTTTGCCGTCGTGGAGATCGGGATATGCTGGCGGCTGCTGACGATCGGGATCTAAAGGTTATCGTTCCGAACGGTGACAGCTTCAAGCTCGGCTTTGAGCGTAAGTTATACAAGGCATCATCTCTTCTATGATTAAATGTTGACCAGAAATTAGGTAAGATTGAGAAAATCAGTCTTACCTTTTTTTATGCCTGAAATTCAGTGGCTTGCAACTGGTAGAGCCACTTTAGGTAAGATTTAGTAAGATGAATCTTACGTAAATTTCGCGCAAAATTTAACCAATTAACCTCCATATATAGATAGTAAGTATATGATAAATAATAATATTATTATTATTACTCTATCTCTCTATACTTATCTTGGTAAGATTTCTCCGGGGTACGTATCTTTTTTCGCTGGATTTCGCGCCAGATTTTTCATGGATATTTACCTATAGGGATCTTACCATCTTACCGATTTGCATTAACTCTATGAAATGTATTGAAAAAATCACGTAAGATGCATCTTACTAAATCTTACGTAAATTTCGCTCATTTTTTGACCAACTACGGATAGCACTTTTTGACTTGCGCCGGGAATCGTCATGCGTATACTTAACGCAACGAAACCACAAATGGAGCAATATCAATGGCTGAAGCAATTTTCAGGGCATACACCAGCAGTGAATTGACCAACGAACAATATCACGATCCTGATTCATGGTGCGCGGAGTACGTTAGCGGCTCAAGCCTCGGCGAGATTTACGCAACATCCCCGGCGCACTGGAAATTCAAAGTGCGTGAGGAAACCGCCGCGCTGGCGTTCGGAACCTGTTCGCATACCTGTATGCTTGAGACGGCAAAGTTTAATGGCGAGTACCTGCGGGCGACTTCTCCGGGCGAGGTTAAAGATCTTATTACGTCGAAGTCGGCACTGTCTGCGAAGCTGAAAGCGTGTGGCCTGATTGGGACGTCCAACAAGGATTACCCGGAACTTCTGGAAATGGCATATCGCGCCGGGATTGACGTAAATGTTTGGTGGGCGATTGAACTTTGCGACGAAAGCGCCGCGATGAACTCCGGGCGTAAGCTGGTTAAGGATGTTGATTTCGATGCCGTTGTTCAAATGCGCAGCGTGATGCTGGCCAACCCGCGACACGCCGCATGTATCGAATCGCCTACCGCACAGCGTGAATTGTCAATCTTCGGCGAGATCTTCGGCGTCAAGGTCAAGGTTCGACTCGATCATGTTGACGTGGTTTCCGATCCCGAACTAATCAAGGAGTGGGGGTTCAACCCGGATGAAGTTTTCGAGGTCGTGGTGATTACCGACTACAAAACCACGCAATCTTCCAAGCCTGACGATTTCGGGCGACTCGCCTTCAGCTTGGGCTACTATCTCAAAATGGCATTGCAGCGCGATCTGTTCGTGAAGACCTACAACGAAAAACGCCCGGTAGTTGTCAGACTGCTAACGCAGGAGAAAAAATCACCGTTTGCTCCGCTGGCGTTCACTCTGACCAGCCAGCAGATCGAGATCGGTCGCAAGCAGTATCAAAGCGTTATTCATCAGTATGCGGAATGCGTGAAGCATGATTCATGGCCATCATATGAGTCAAACGCGGCGGAAGTCGTTTTGCCTACTCCGCAGTTTGTGAAATACATGTTCCCGGACGTATACGGCACAAATAGCTAAACACTGGTGCGCACTTGTGATATAGTGCGCATTACCAATCAGGAAAAGGAAACTTTATCATGCGTACATCTGAAAAATTCACCACCATTGCAGCCGCATTAATCAAGGCAAAATCTGGCTTCGTGGCCGCGAAGAAAAGCGGGAAGAACAACCATCTTGGGAACACCTATGCGAATCTTGGTGATATCCTCGACGCGATTTCCCCGGCGCTGGAGAAGAACAAAATTATGGTCATTCAATCCATGATGGATACGAGCACCGAAAAGGTGATGCACCTCGAAACTATGTTTTTGCATGAAAGCGGCGAGTTCATGGCGTTTCAGTACAATATGCCGATCAGCAAAACAGTCGAACAAGCATACGGTTCAACAACATCTTACGCCCGCCGCTATGCACTGGCCGCAGCGCTCGGCATCAAGCAGGCGGATGATGATGCAGAAATTACGAAAATGACACCGAAAGACTTCAAAAAACGCATTGACGCGTGCGAAGATCTCGAATCGCTTCGGGAGATCTATAAGATGGCGAAACAAACGTTAACGCCTGCGGAATGGAAAATGACGGAAGACGATATCACCAAACGCCAGGCAGAACTGAAAGTCACCCCGGCGAACGGCTTTAACCCTGGTAAGCCGCAAGAGGTTGCGAAACGTGAGCCGGAAAAGGTAGAATCAAAACCTGAACCAGAAGCACAAGATATTTCATCTTTCAACTAATTTAACCGGGCGGGAAACCGCCCCATAGGAATGACAATGCATGTTGTAACAGGTGTAATCCGAAAAGAACCGTACATCAAGGAAGGCAGCAATAATAACGGGCCGTGGAAAATGTACGCCGTAGACCTGTCGGAGCGGATGAAGATCCGTAATCGTGATGGCCAGGACGAAACGGTTTACACGAACTACCGCGCTGTTTTCTTTGCCAAAGAAAGTATGATTAAGTGGTACGATGAAGCGCTGCAAATGGATAAGGTGATCAGCGTCACCTGTCGGACGCTTCAGATCGTGAACCGCGAGCACAACGGCACAATTTACAGCCACAACGAAATGATCATGCCGCAACTCGAATTTAGCCAGCGCGAACATGCGCAAAGCGGCGGCGGCAATCAGCAATCGGGGTGGGGTCAGCCTCAACAACCTAAAGTTCAGCAACCGCCAAAACCGCAAAATAGCGGCGGGAATCCTGGGATGGATTTCGATGATGATATCCCGTTCTAATTTTAAAACTAAAGGAGCCGAAAGGCTCCTTTTTTTATCGGTTCATTGATGCTATTATCTGCGTTACTCAACCAACATAAGAGGCTTTTAAAATGGCACTATACAGAGAAGGCAAGGCGGCTATGGCCGCAGACGGAACTGTTACCGGGACTGGCACAAAGTGGCAATCATCGCTTTCGCTGATTCGACCCGGCGCGACGATTATGTTTTTGTCGTCACCGATTCAAATGGCCGTCGTAAACAAGGTGGTTAGCGATACTGAAATTAAAGCCATCACCACAAAAGGCGCTGTTGTAGCGTCTAGCGATTACGCGATCCTGTTAAGTGACTCACTTACCGTTGACGGCCTGGCGCAAGATGTTGCCGAAACTCTTCGCTACTACCAGTCACAGGAAACCGTGATTGCGGATGCAGTCGAGTTCTTTAAGGGGTTCGATTTCGAATCGCTGCAAAATCTTGCCAACCAAATTAAGGCAGACTCAGAAGCTGCTGGCGCAAGCGCTACGGCTGCTGCGGCATCTGAAAGCGCCGCAAAAACTTCAGAGACTAACTCAAGGGCTTCAGAGGTGGCAGCAGAGACTGCAAGAGACCAAGTTCAGCAGATCATCAATGATGCTGGTGAACAGTCAACTCTGGTAGCTCTTGCGCAGCCTGACGGATTTAAGAATATTGGTCGCTGCTCAGACATTGCTACTTTGCGTACAATTACTCCGTCTTTCGATGGACAGCAAATTATTCTTGAAAGAGCTGTATCAGGCGGCCCACGGCTAAATAATGTTGTTGCAACTTACGAAGCATCGTCTACTGAGGCCGACAATGGATTTTCTATTTTCACTACCCCCACTTCAGGAAGGTGGGTTATAGACACCTCAGAAACGATAAATGCCTGGCTTGCTGGATTCGACCCGGCACAGAACAACCTTGCACAATGCATCAACAAGATAGCCGCGTGGTTCGTAAGCAAGGCAATCGCCAAAACGCAGATCAATGACAAACGGGCGGTGATTGTAGTTCCGGTTTTCAATGATGAGAACGCTACGTCGTTCGCAAACTACACCCTTACTGATACGCTGAAAGTTCCGCCAAGCCTGGCTAGCGTTCATTTCCGTGGCAACCAATTGATTGATTGCACCGATCAAACTAAGCCTGGTCTGACGCTAACTCATGAGTTTACTGGCCTTAATAAAAGGCTTGGTAACTCCAAAGCAGGCGGCACATCTAACGCTGGGGGTGTAGCTATTACATCAGATGGTGTCGTGACTTTCCGTGGTACTCTGACGGTTTCGAGAAACCCGACCACCTATGCAATGGAAGTCGTTGGGACTGCCACCAATGTCGGCATGGTCTTTGGTAATCTCAATACCGGGTTCCTTGAAGTGCGCGACGCAGTTGTTGAGAACGTGAAATTTGTAGGATTCTACGGCGGGGTTTAGTGGGGCCATTGTGACACGGACTTAGATACCATAAAAAATTCATCGTTCGCTGGCAACGTGTATAACCAGTATCAGCCAACTGCTACGGCAAGTAACTCAGGTGAGGGTCTGAGGACTGATCGTGTTACATTTTCAGACAGTGCGTTAGATAATATTTACATTGACGTTAATGGACATGACTATGTGTACGACAAGCCGCACATTGACTATGCAGGGCGTCATGGAATTAATTTCGGCACTAACGGCGCAAGCACTGTGGACCTGACAGGTTCTCCGTGGATGGAAGGTAATGACGGCTTTGCCATTACCAGACCTCAGATGGGCAATTCAGGGCAAAGCCGCGTGACCATGCTATTCGGCAAAATTGTACCGAACAAATATAAGGTAACATATCGAGGTGTGCGCCCGATATTCAGTTGTCCTGAATATAATAAACTGGTTGTCGAGGCGACGGCGATCGACCTCAATGGCGCTTATGCTGGTTACATGTGCAATGACGCGTTTGGATCATGGGCAGAGCCTGGAGATAATACGTTCGTCATAATGCATTACAAAAACAGCGACACGTATAAGTGGCTTCCGAACTGGCGCTTTGGCAATGGAGGATATCTTTTGAACGCCTTATACCAGTTCTCTGGTGCCTCTGGAAATTCGCTTCCGACAACTAAGGATACTGCGAACGCAGAATCTGCGTACTTCTGGGCGCTCAGTTCTGCTGGCGCGACGGTTAAGTATGCCGATCCTGTTACGATCAATGGTAAATCATATATCCCAATAGCTATTACCATGTCGAATGAGAACAACACGGTTTACTTGTACAACGCGGCAGAGATTAAGTTCCCGCGCCACGTTTCGCTATCTGTCAAGGCTTCAGTGAAATGCGCTGACGCCGTTGGAAATGTAAACATCCGCGCGATTGTTAGGTCTCTAGGATTCCCCAACCTAACCGTAAACGGATCTGTTGTTACGCAGACTGAAAACACTATATCAGGCGTGCAAGGTGATGTGGTTGATGTTAAGAACACCATCCTTACGCAATCATACATCACAGCAACGAAAGACGATTTCGTTTCTACACCGCCACTGAAGGTAAGCAACTATTTCAAAGGCAGCATCTCGTCTAATGCTGGCTTCTTGATCTCTGGGTTTACCGGAACGATTTACCTGATCCTTCCGGCGCTATGGTTCAACGATGGTCATCCAAACGTATAAGTTAAGAGGCTCGTATGATTTATCACATTTATAAAACAGAAAGCGATTCGACACCAGTTGTGTTCAGAGTGTCGGAATCCGCACTAGATCTGGAACTAGTCTGCACCTTCGAAACCGATAGATCTGAAAATTTGTTCGAAAAGTCGTCAAATGAACTAATTGCACATGGCATTGACGTACCAAAAGGCTCAAACATTTCTCTTGAATAGAAATTGAAAGCCAATCTTCGGCGGTGTGGTGAAGGCATACTTTAAACATTTATCAATAAGAGGAAATAGTAATGAAATATTAAACAATTCATACAAATTACGGCCCGCAACGTTTATTGTGTGCCTAAACAACTATAGTTGCTTAAAAAAACCACAGTGTTGCGATATGACATATCAAGCATATCAAGACAACAAAAGAAAAAAAGGGGCCATTCGGCCCCTTTTCCACATCTATTATTCATATTAAAATAAAGCGCCCAGCAGGGCGCTTTTGTCACTAGACTACTATTCTATTTTCTTTTCTGTACGCTGATATGTATGCCCTCTCTCTGATAAAATAATATCACCAAGATCGTGGTGGTGAATTGCTTTATGCTACCACCTCCCACGATCCGGAGCCTCGAGACATAATGCAGTAACCAGCCTCAAGGGCGCTGGTGCCAGTCCCTCTTACGACAATCTCAACCAAAGTATCCTTCGTGTTGATGCCAGTCGCAACACCTACAGCAGTTAGGCGAGCACGGGTTGATTCCCCTGTATCTCTGCCATTATACGTTTGAGAAGATACCCTTACGCCATTAACATAACACTCAACGATAACCGATCCAGTCTTGTTGCCAGCATCCCAGCGAATTAGTCCGAGAATTGCGTAGTTTTTCCCTCCTTTTTCACTTGAATCATGGTGCACGACGCGTGATTTCCATGTCGCCCCAACTCTCGCCGGGAATGGCCCCATTGCCGCGATATCTCCCACAAAACTATTTGCTTCAACCGAGCCGCGGAATATCCCGTCGGTTGCGTCGATGGTGCCATGAAATGAACCGCTATCAGCCTCAATGTGCCCCCTTACAGTTACGCCGCTGAACTCAGAACTACCATTCTTGTTGATAATCCAGCCTTGTTCCCCGGCGATATAGTTGTTGGACTGAATGACGTTACCTATCTTCGCGTTGGTAATAGAACCGTCCTGAATAAGCGCGTTATTCATGAAAACCTGGTCATTCTGCACAACAAACGGCAACGTATACGCTCCAGACTCCGCATTTCGGATGATAGCGAATCTATCAGCAATAAACAGAACTTGAGAAACAACGTTGTTCCCTTGCGCGGTAAGCTGTAGGGCCATCCCGGAATTGTATTCCTGGCCGTTGTACTTCAATCCCAACTTCATCGTGTACATGGAACCGACGCCATTAACGTCAGCCCACGAGTCGAGTTTCTGATCTAGCGCTGCGGAGTTCGCTCCGATCCTTGCTGAAAGAGCCTCTTCAGACGTAACGCGAGCCTCAGTTTCATTCGCCAGCGCCTCGTTAACTTGAGTTAATCCAGCATTGAGGTTTTCGTTGAACTCTGCTGAGATCTGGTTAACCTGCTGCACCCTGGCTTCCGTCTCATTTGCTATTAGAACTTCTGCGTGTTTAATTTCAGCTTTCCTATTGCCATTCTCCTTTCTCATTATTCTAACATCTGCATCATTCGCCAGAGCATTTTGAATGATACTGTTCGCGTAGTCATTGAGTTTTGCCGCACTATCCTGCGCACTCTCCTGAAGTTCTTTCATCGCGTTGCTGTCGAGGATCTCATCCAAGATAACATCCGTGATGGCGTTAACGTCAGTAGACGACATACCACGAGCGTAATCAGTCCACGCTGAAACGTTGCCGATCCGGTCTACGCTTCGAGCCTTATAGAAGTTCACGTAGCCAGCGGGCAAAATTGAATGCCAGTATTCAGCCGCCGGGTAAGGAATCAGTGTAAGCAGGCTTGCGTCCTGATCGGTTCCGCTTTGCGACTGGTAAAGCTCAATGTATGCCGTGTCTTCCGCCCCTTCTGGCATGGCCCACTTAACGCGAATGCCGAAGATCTCGTTGTCAGACGCAAAAAGGTTAATCGGGCCTTTTGGCGCTCCGACTTTCCCGGTCAGCGATGCACTAGCCAAAGAAGACCACTGAGACGCTACATTCCCGCCGCTAATGCACCTAACGCGGGCCTGATACTCGCCAGCATAGATGCCTTCAATATCAACCTGCGTTGTCGCAGTGCGAGGAACGTTGTTCCAGTTACCGCCATCTTTGCGCCATTGCACCTCGTACAGTTTTGCATACTGCACGGCAGACCAGCCGATCACCATCGTCTCGACGCTCATCCCCTGAACAATGCGAGAAAACGAGCTAATCGTTAAGCCTTTCGGAGCGCCCAATGAATCCGGGTCGACAACCGAAGTTGGTCGGCCATCGGTAATTACCCCATTGTCGATCGCGTCATACTTGTTCGGATCGTACTGCGTAGCCGTGATAGCAAAGGTGAATTCGTCGTCATCACTACCCTTTTCAATCCTGGTTACTACATACTGTTCCGCTGCAAGCTGATCGCTCTCAAGCAGGAATACACTGTCAGGCGCAACGTCAAAGTTATACCCAACATTTAGCGTGAGGGTCTTACCGTCCGCCGAAACGTTGGCGATTGTGCGGCGCACTGGCTTTCCGTCGTCGGTATTCAGGATCAGAGTGTCGCCAGCCTTTGCGTCGCAGCGGTAGGCCAGGAACACTTGCACGCCAGATACTTCCATAACGCGGCCCGATAGCACCAGGTTAAAGGCAGATTGCCAGTGCGGATCTGCAACGTAAATTACATCGCCGCAAGAAGGAATCATACCTTCCATACCAGTAGAAAACGAAACGGTTGTGGCGCTTAGGTTCGTTTGCAGAATCCAACGCCCACGGCGGTTCGCCTCCGTCCTTCTGGTGCATCCGATCGCTGTAATGCTGGTCGGGGTGTGGCCAAATCGCATGGCTGCGTCCGGGTTGAACACTGGTTCAACATCCTGTTCGTACTGGTTTTCTTCGTCGTCGAACATGACGTTGCACGACGTGTACATCGTCTTTTCGCTTGGGAACGTCCGGACGAAAACGCCGTCAACGACGTTATCAGCCGTAAACAGGTACACCGGATCGCGTGGCTTATCGACGATGATCGATAGGCTTTCACCGTTGTAGAACGTCATTCCACGGAACGCTGAACAAATATCCCTTACCAACTGGAACGCCTCAACCTGCGACTGAACAATTACATCCATTAAATAGCGCGGTTCCATCCCGCCGCGATTGTCAGGAACAAGTTCATCACAATATTGCGCCACCTCATACAGCGACCACTTATCAACCGGGATTCCTAACTCACGCTGGTCTAAACCATAGCGCTGATTCATGATCAGATCATAAAGAACCCAGGCCGGGTTATTGCTCCACGCCCACTTGAAAACACCGTCCCACGTTCCGGAGTACGTGCGATTAATCGGATCGTAGTTTCTCGGAACCTGGATAATCTTCCATTTCTTTTTGAGTGAGATAGTGGGGATCTGGTTCTGGAACAGATCGCTATCGAACTCAACGTAAAGCATGGCCGTTAACGGGTAGCGGAATTTTGCATCAATAACTTCAGCGTAGGATTCAACCCGGAAAGCGTCGACAACTTTCACCCCGTCAGCGTCCGGCGTTACTCGACTAACGCGGATAAGCACCTGCGACGTGAAGTTTTGCGGCAGGTTAACGCGAATGCTCCGATCGTAACCGCCAGTCGTGTTCTTACCGTCAATCTTGCCAGTTAGGTAGGTCTGATAACTTGCACCATCTACCGCCATCTCGATCTTGTACTCAACAACCGATCCGACCATATCGCCGTTATCTTTTTGAGTCAGCACGCGCGGCCATAACAGGCGAAAGCGAATAGCAGAAAGATTTTTGTTCGATACGGTAAGCGTATAAGGCGTGTTGTGAGTGACTTCACGAGCAACCTGGAATTCAGCACTTGACTCGCTGAAGCCCTGAATGTAGTCCTGCGTTTGCGTGCCGGGGCGGAACTCTGCAATCACGCCCTCATAGTTGAATGTTCCATCCTCGTTCTGAACCGGGACGCCGCCAAAATGCAACTGCTTCAGGCTGAAGTCGTTAACTACCTCGCCATCCGAAACAGCAAGCAATAACTTGATCTTATCTTTTGAGATCAGGTTATCTGGCATTTCTACGGGAGTACGTGGCTTGCTTGAACCGCCCTTGCGTGCCTTGATATTAGTCATCGTTTAGCCTCCTGTTAATAGTATCGCAATTGTACACGACAAAAAGCCCGGAGGCTACGCCCCCAGGCTAAAAAGCGAATGGCTTAATTAGTTGTTGTCTTCTGCGTAAGATCCAGAACCGAACAATGCGCCGCCAGCCAATCTGTAACCGTATGGCAACTGGATTGGATACCCGGCCGCAGTGGTATTAATCGGCCCGCCGAACGCATAAGATGGCTTGTTCTCAGGTGATTCGCTTGCACGCATGTTGCCGCCCATCTGCGGGGCGATCATCTGCATTACGCCACCCAAAACCATTGAGCCGCCAGCCATGAAAGCCGCCGACGAAAAAGCGCCCATAGCCGCCAGCGAACCGCCTCCAGTAAAGAAGGCTGCAACCATAATCGCCGCGCCGATAACGACCTGCAACAACCCGCCGTTCTTTCTGGCTCTTGGGATCGGGATGATTCGAATCTCCCTTGCCACGGCGAAAGTAGCAAAGTCGTCCGTGCTGATTGGTTTTCCGTCTGCGATGATGCCGAAGCGCATGTTTGAACCAACTTTGCTCTGCATGAACGGCTTAAACCCTTCAACCTGGTAAGATAGCGCCCGGATGCATTCAGCGACTGAATCAACCGCAAGTTTGTGGAAGACACCGAACCGACGACCCAGGGAGCCAGATAGTTTAATCGTCTTTGTATGTGATGCCATGTTTTAGCTCCTTATGCCTGCAAATTAAAACCTTGTGCTGCTCGTACCATCCAGAATAGATATCCCGGCGAGACAGCTTACCATATGCGTGATGAAGGATGTTGTTATTTCCAACGTAAATCCCCGCGTGATTCCACTTCTCCGCCTGAAGCTGAAAAATGATCATATCGCCAACTTCAGGCTCGCCAGTGTTTTCAATGAACCCGTCCTCTTGCCAGTAGTCCTGGTAAAGATTCTCTTTGTATTCCGGCTTCCACCATTCGAACGGAACCCGTCGATCTTTTAGCGTGACGCCGTGGCGCTTGTGAAAATCCATAATAAGGCCATAGCAATCATAAGCACCCAAAGCCCACGGGCGACCAATCAGCGGACGGCGTTTCGGCTCAATGATTCGCATATCGCCTTCCGGGATGGAGACGATAACCCACGATAAGCCATACTCATCACAGAAGCATAAATCAGTGGCGCTTGGGGTCGTGGTTGCCCCATCGCCAGTGTGAGAATGAACGAAGGCGATCGGCTCGCCATCCATTGCCGCCATCGCATACTGCGTTTCATCCGGCATTGATTCGTTCTCAGGATCTGGAGAAACGTTGTCTAGTCGGTGATATTTCTGCACGCGTGATTTTTGCGTTACCAGCCCGGCGCATTCGTGCGGGTAGACTTCCTTTGCGTGCTGCATGATCTGCATTTTAATTTTTGGATTCAACATATTAGCTACCACTCTTCAAAGTTGCTGTCGCACAACCGCCGAAACTCAGCGGTTCATTGCCAAAACGAAGCCTGCAAGAAGAAACCAGACCGCCGCAAACATCCCGCGACGGATCGTCAACCCTGTTTCCTAACTTGTCGAAATATCCGTTCTGCCCGTTGTAGTCGCAGCCCTTGCCGGATTTATACCAGCCACGCTGCGCCCAATAACAAACGGTTTGCGTTAGGCGTGCCGGGATCATTAATCCGTCCATATCAAACACGGATGTTAGCTCAAACGTTGCCTTTTGCGGGTCGACCTGTTTTGGGCGCTCGATGTAGTAGACAAATCGCCTAAAATCGCCCTCTTTAACGCTGCCGTCGTTTTGTAGCAATTCCTTGACCAAAACCCATACCGTAACTTTGGCTTGCATAAGGCCGTTATAGGCGCGAATAAGAGCACTCGCTTGCGCATCAATATTGCTAACCGTCAGCGTTGGCTTTTCCACTGTGCCATCGCTAGACATTGCGATCCCGCCCAGGCCGAACGGGCGCGGGCCGTACTGCTCGCCGCGAAACGTGATCATCTTTGGCTGAAGCGTCCCGCCGTTTACCGCTGCTAAAAGCTCCTCGGTTGTATAGGCGACGTTCTCGTTATGGAATCGGTAGACCTGCCCGCCGAACTTTGTGGCGTCGATATCAATCAGCGTTAGGATCTCGCCGGGGAAAAGTTTTTGTAAGCAGTTCGCAAACTCTTTTGAAACATTGGCTGTCATCGTAAGCCCTCCTCTAATTGACTCCAGATCATAGGCCAAAAAAAAGCACCCGTAAAGGGCGCTTTTTGATTATCCGGCTGAAGTGAAGCGTTCGGCGAATTCAGCCGTTACCTCAAACACCCCGCCACCCTGCGGCGCAAGGTTGACGGAGTCGGCAGTTACGACGAATACGCCCATTCTTCCATCCGGTGCCTTCCACACAAAAGGCTTTGTTACGTGATCCTGACAGAAGTTATAAACGTCCTCCCAATCTGAACCGCCATAAACGATCGGAACCGTCCTGCGCTTTGTGTTAATTCCGCTCGATGCCGTTTGGATGTAGCCGTTTCCGAAAACAATCGATCGAATGTTGTTGGAGATGGCGACCTTTGCCGCCCCTCCTTGAATTTGTGTACACCATTTAAAGGAATCCACTACTACCTCCTCGTTTTCTCATTGACGAACTTCGCAATGCGCCCGTTTTGGCTCAAAGCCTCGGTGAACATATCGTTCACGATCTGCCTCACGCCTTGCTCTAAACCCTTGCTATCCTGACCGGAACCCATCGTAATGTTAATGTCACCGATAGTGAACACCATCGCAGCCGACGCCGCAACATTGCCGCCGTTGGTGATTCCAGATCCTGAACTTGCGTTACCGCCAACCAGGCCGCCACTTGCATAGCCGCGCATGAGTCGGTACAGGTTTTCCGGGCCTAACCTTTGCGTCGCCTCTTTGGTGAATACGAATTCCCCGCCGTGAACAACGCCTTTTGGCTCATACTTCCCGCCGTCGCCAGTGTAACCACCGCCGGAAAATCCCTTGCTGAACATGTTGGCGAAGCTGAACGTGCCGCCACCACCACCAAACGCAGCAGAAAGCGAGTTAAACAGCGCCATCTTGATAAGCATGTTGGTAATGTCGGTGATCACGCTCTTTGCAAAGTCGCTAAAGCTGGCCTTACCAGTCATGACAAAATCAGTCAGCACGCTCGCCATTCCGCTAAATGCGTTTTTAGTAATATCCCCGATGTTGGTGTATACGTCATTAACTTCGTCGCCAATGTCAGCCCACGCGTGAGTAAACCCGGCCTTCCAGTTCATCATTTGCGCATCTTGCTGTGCGTAGAATTTATCGCTTGCGGCCTGCATCGCTTTAAATCCAGGGTCACTTAAAGATCCGCCGTTGTTTTTCCAGTCAGCCGCCATCTGCGCATTGGCCCGGTATTTCTCCTGCTCCTTGCTACCCATTCCGGCGGTATCCTGTAGCGCTTTGGTTTTCTCCGCCATCTGGTTTTGATACTTGGTAGACTTGTCAAGCAAGGCGTTCAGTCGCTGCTGCTGAACAATCTGATCTCCCACAATGGCCTTTTGCTCTGCCATGTACAGGATATTCTTTTTGTTCGCCAGCATCTGCTGTTCGCTTTGGGTCAGTTTTCGCTTCTGGCTTGCTTCTTCCAAAACCTGGAATTTAGCAACCGTCTCGAAGTAGTCCTTGCGCTGCTGGCTGATCTTGTCATCAAGCCCTTTGTGCTGCTGCAAAACCTTTAACTGCGCCTGGAGCGATAGCAGTTCAGCCTGGTACTGCTCATCAATTTTTACTCCCGCGTCTGCCTGCTGCTTCCTTGCGTTGCGGTTTTTAAGGATATCCTTTTCTTCCTGATTTACGCGTTCCTTCGTTTTGCTGCTGTACCCACCAGAAACATCTTTGTTATTGGCGGCGTCAATGTACCCCATTTCTCCTTTGGCGATCCTTGCTTGCTGCTCCGCGATGGTTTTTGCAAGCTCGGCGGATTTGGCTTTCGAGTCCTTGATTAACTGCTCCTGCTGCGCCAGAAAGTCATTCCCAAAGTCTTCCATGCCGGGGATTTTCTGTAGTTTTCGGCCAGCGTCAACGATGAACTGCGCGATCATGGCGTCACCGTCGGCAATCAGCTTCCTGATCGTGTTGATGATCGCAGAAACCGTATCGACGATAAGGTTTAGCGCCCCGACCGTGTGATTTCCAACCCAATCCCATGCGTCAGAAGCCCACTTCTTGATATCCATCCACATTTTTTCAAGAGGTGTTGCGCTATCAGCCACATCTTTCAGTCGCTTATCCATCGTGTCAGCAAACAGTTTTGTCGCCGCATCTGCTGCTGCCGTCTCGCCTTTGGTTTTACGCAAAGATTCGATGTAGGTTAGCTGGCCTTCATTCAGGAAGTTAAACTTATCGTTAAGATCAGCAAGCCCCTTAACCGGATCTTTTAAGATTTGGTCAAAGTAGCCCTTGATCTTATCGCTGCTCTCTCCCGTCTGCGCTTCCCATTCCGCCGTAGTCTTCGTGATGGTCTTAATCTGGCCAATGGTGTATTTTCCAGAAGAGGCCAAAGTTGACGCGATATCCTGGATTCTCCCTGAAGTTGCGCTCGAAGTCTCGCTCAGTTCATTAGCAAGATCGTTAATCTGCCCTGTGGTAGTGGCAGCATACCCACCAGTCAGCACCAGCGCATTCGCCAGATCCCTTTGTGACTTCCACGCATCGAAACCAGCTTTTGCAATTGCTGCGATGGCAGCACCAAGAGCAACCGCGCCGATGGTTACGGGGTTAATGAACCTAATAAGGCCACCCATCTTCTCGCCAGCCTCGGTGGTATTATTAAAGCTCTCAGCCAGATCGCTTGCGCTTTCGCTGGTTTCGTCCAGAGATTCATTAATATCTGCACTCGTGCCAAAGATTAGATTTCTCAGCGCCTGGAATGCATTTCCGATGCCGCCAAAGCTATCCTTGATTTGCCCGCCCTGCTGAATTGCCACCATCCAGACTGGCATACCTGAAGCAAGCGACGTCACAACGTCAGTAATCTGCGCCGGAAGCTGGCGCATTGCTGCTTGATATTGCCCGGCAGAAATGCCAGCGAGGCCCATCGCGATCTGCTGTTTTTTTAACGCCTGTTCTTGCTGTTTCAGGGCATTAATGAACGGTGCCGCTTCTGCCGACACGCCCAATTGCGCTGCCTTCATTTCCAGCAGTTCGGCGCGTGTTTTGCCTGCTGATTCTGCTTGCTGCTTCAAGCTGGCGACAAAATCACGACCAGCATTCGTTGCTTTCTCCTTCGCCTCTGCCTCTGCAATTGCTGCGCGGCCTTCTTCGGTTAGCGCCGCCTGCTGCTGCCGTAGTTTGTTGGTCGTTGATTCAATGATGGCGCCCAGGCGGAAAAATTCATCATCTGGAACAAGCCCCAAAGCCCACGCTTTATCAAGTTCTTCCGTCGCTTTGCGCAAGTTGGCCATTTTTGAGATCGTGGGATCGATGGCGCTTGCGATCCTGCTAAAGCTGGTTTTTGATTTGTCCGTCTCTTGCTTCTGGCGCTGCAACGCGCGGTTCATTTCCTCGGTCTGCGCCGTGGCCCGCCTTTCAGCGTCCGCAAGTGACTGTAGGCCAGCGCCCGTTTGCTGGCTTTGGTTTTTCAGTTCTGCGAGTGATCGTACCGCTTTGTCAACCTGCGAAACGTCAACGCCAAACGTCAACCCAGCTACTTTATCAGCCATGTTTAGCCCCCATATGAAAAAAGCGCCCGTAGGCGCTTATTTGGATTTCTTGTAAATCTCTTTCAGGTATTCACCCTCTAAGATTTGCAAGTCAAGTAATGCCGCTTCTCGATTGTCGATTTTATACAATTCGAACAGCAGTGGCAACGTATTATAGTCAAGCCCCGTCGGGCCATTCATCCCGATTCGCCATTGCGTTTGCATGGCCTGGAATAGCTGCCAGCTTTGGGCGGTCTGCTCATCAAAATATATCGTTTCAAGATCTGCTTCATAGTCCGATCGCCTTAACCCGTACTCCGCAAGCTGGCGATCGGTTAGCTCAGGCTGAAGCGTGAGATAAACAGCCCGCCTTAAACTTTTGCACGGTGGCCCGCAAGCGCGGCCATGTAAGTTTGTGGCAGTGCCATGACGAACGCCGGGAAGTGAGCGCAAAGCCAGGAAATGTTTTCATCGCTGAATTCGTCATCCAGATCCCAACCTTCAGCCATGAAGCGGATAAACTCGGCATTACCCTTTGGCGCTTTATCTTCGCTCTCATAAAAGTCTTTCATCTCATCGGTGGAGCGATGTTTTACGGTCATGGTGATGGTTGCTTCTTTGCCGTCGGGGCAAGTGAAGGTTACAGGCAGCTTGAAAGAAGGGAGATTTCCGCCGATTTGAATTTTGAATTTAGCCATTTTGTTAACTCCTGATTGGTTTGTGTTATTCGCTATTATGCACAAAAAAAGGCGAGGCACAAGCCCCGCCATTTAATTACGCGACAACCGGAAGGAAGACGTGAGAACCTTTAAGCGCAACGTTAAGCGTTACGGTTTCCATCTCGTTAACCGCCGTGGATGGAATGTCATCGAAAGATGCAACTCCAGACCAGTAGCGAACTTCGGAGGCTCGCGGGATATACATGTACATCGCTTTCACCTGCTTGCTGGCGTCGGCTGAACGCAAGATCGGGTAGATCGCGTTACCGTAATCGTGCGCAAACGTGTAGTTAAGCGTCACCGCCGACTTGTAAGTAGGTTCGGATTGTTCGCGCTCATCGCCCAAGCACTGATAGTTATAGAACTGCTGTTCGTTGCCGTCTTTGCCTAAATCCTGAATGCAAGGCAATTCGACCCAATCAGTGATCACGATCACGTTACCAGTGGCCGCGCCGCCGGGATACTTGTTCGTGTCGGAGGTGTCGAACTCTTCCAGCGTTGCCACGCCTGCTGTCACTGCTTTTACGCGAGCCACCCTGTTAACGAAGTCGCCCCAGGTGCAATCGGTGAAGATCACAATATCTTTCACCTTCAGATTGCCGTCCGCCACTGTGATTTTTGGGTTTTTCGCGTCGTTGGTCATTGCGGTAAACGGAATCTCCGCACCGCGAGCCTTCTCAAAGAAGACCTTTGCACCGTTTGGTAAATGCATGTTGAATACTCCTGTTTTGATGAAAGTTTAACAACGCCATTATGCCTATATATTTCCAGGCTGGCAAGAAATTATAAGCACCTCTAAGATCGGTCAGGTTGATGGATAACCGTTTTCCTCCACGCTATCGCATCTTACTGTGAACCGAACCGGAAAGAACCAACCAGCCTCATGCTTCTGCACGCCGTGTACCTCCGCCCACTCGCTCACATATAACTTACCGTCACGATCAACAATCTTTCCTTCAGGGAAGGATTTTGCAACGCGTTGGGCGATAATCCTCGCGCGGTCGGTTCCGATCCCAGGCTTAAAGATAACGTCAATCTGAACCATCGCCAGATAGACTCGGCATTTCCTTGACAGGTCAACCGATCTTGAATCTGCCTCTACGTAGGAGGCTTTAAGGTAGGTTTCCCCGCCTCTCGGTGGGATAAAGTCAACGTTATCCCCCGCGACCCTCAACCCGTTCTCGGCGGCAAATTTAGCCACTGCCGCCTTGCATTTTAACGCCATATCATAATGCATTTTTCGCCCTCGCTCGCTTGATTGCCTCAGTAACATAAACGCCCAACCGGATCGCAACAACGCCCATAACGCCATTGGGAGCCTGCTTTGAATGGCCGTATTCCAGCGCGTTCGCATAGATTAGCATGTTACTGAACCAGATCGAAGTGATCCCGGCTCCTTTTGCGAATAGTGCAATGTTGGCGTTACCGTTCTGGATTGTCTTCTCGCCCGTTTGGTCGTATGCGTTAATCGCGTAAAGCGGGGCTCGGTTAAAGGTGATTTGCCAGTTACCACGGAAGCGCCCTGTATCCACCGGAGAACGCATTACAAGGTCTCGGTGAATATCTTCACACGTAAACCTTACAACGTCCTCCAGCGCATCACCAGCGGCCTTACACCATGCATCAATAGCCCCTGTGAACTCCCGGATCGTATAATTAGCCATAAGTCGCCACCCTGCGTAAAACTGGACGGTAGGCGACAACGGTTCCCGTTGGTTTTACAGGACGGGCATTAACCACGCGGTAGCGCTCGCCGTCTACTTCGATTTCGTCACCCTCCATGATTGGCACATCATGAGTGAAAAATCCGCGCTTATCGCCAGCGAGGATGGTTTCGCCGTTAATGTCACGGTCATTTACATCCCTGATCGCGCCCTTGATTGTCGTTACCACCTCGCCAGGAATGATATCTTCCCCGGTTTCCGGATCGATGCCACCGCCAGCGCCTTTCGTGTACTTGTTGAACACGCCGTCAGCGTCGCTGAAGAACTTAATGCCCGCGCTTGCGCGAGCCTGGATTGCTTTGTAGTTCATTGCGATTACCTCCCAACTCCGCAACGCCGAACGTTGCCAGCGGTAAGAAGGCCGAAGCCGCCGCCGCGCATCTTGAGCATACGCCAGTACATTTTGCCCCACGGCGTAGAAAGCATTTCGTTGTCGCTTGACGCCGATACGCGATCGAAGGTTTGGGAAAACTCCCCGGTCAGGGTGAACGATGCCACTCGCTGCGTGTAAGATTCCAGGCTTTCTCCTTCTTGCTTCATCGCGCCATCCAAAAACATTAGGTGCATGGTCATCAATGCGATCGCCGTAATAATGGAATCTCCGAACCTGGATTTGCAAACGAACTCTTCGGCAAGCACAACCCACGCAGACAGCAGTTCATCTGGAACTTCTTTAAGCGGAGGTGCAAGGCTGCGCATTTTATCGATCACATCTTGAATTGTGTAACTCATGGTCGATCTCCTGATATGAAAAAGGACGCCGAAGCGCCCTTTGTTGGTTTTTGTTATTCCGCGCTTTTAGGCTGCACGATCTCTTTCGCTTTCGCCTTTACCGCTGCGATGTATTCGCGCGTGCGTTTTGGATTGTCGTAGAACTCGACGCGGCCTTTGAAGATTTCGTGGCGGAATCGGTCGATCTCGTCTTCCGGCACTTCAAAAACCTGCTCATAGACGTAATTTTTGCCTTTATAGCGAATTGCACATGCACCAACGTTTTGCAGTTGAACAACCTGCGACTCCTGTGCTGCATTGGTGATTTCTGCGGTTTCTACGGTTTCTTTTTTACTGGCCATTGTTAATGCTCCATTGGTTTACTTTAGGTTTCAAATTAAAGCACATTGTAGAATGCAATGCAATAAAAAAGCGCCCGAAGGCGCTTTTTGATTAAATCCCGGTGAGAATCGCAATAGTCAGCGGGCGGTACACGATGAGACCAGTGCATTTGGAGGTGCACGGAACTTTGAAATGCAGGTCTTTCGGCTGCATCGGCAGCATGTTGAACCGCTCAGGGATCTCGATGCTCATGTTCATTGGGTCTTTTTCGTATGCCAGCACGCCTTTGGTGCCTGCGCCGTCAATATCTTCCAGCTCCGCCATCGCCGTAATGGTGATGTTCGGGTGGTTCTTGGTGAACCAGGTCAGATAAGAGTCGCCGCTAGTGTCCGGCATCTTCTTGGTCAGAAGACGGCGTTTGGACGGCGGAATCACGATGTTCGTTGCATGATGGCGGCCCAGCGTGGTTTCTTCGATCAGGTTTAGCAGGTCTTCCAGATCTTCGAATGCCTTTTCAGCCGCTGCTGCGTCATCGCCCCAAGCCGCGCTGGCGGTCATGCGGTTAATGTTCGGATGGTCGAAAACGCTCACGATGCCGTGAGGAGCGGAGCCTTTGAACACCAGATCATTAACGAGCGTCTCATGACCTTCGCGGGCCAGAGTTGCCTTGCGATCGCTCAGGCTGGAACCCAGCGCCGCGCCAGTTTTAATTTCGTCGATGGAAATAAACCACGCGTTACCCAGGCGGAAAACTTTACCTGACTTCTCTTTCGCCATCGCTTCAACTGTCGGCAGGTCGTCGGTGTAATCGGCGATAATTTTCGCAGAAGTTACGCCATCGAATTCGAGCCACTCAAAGCGGCGGGCGGTCGGCGAGATCTCGGTAGTTACCGGGAAAAGCTCAAGTGCGCTGGTCTGCGGGTATGCCTGCTCATACTGGCGATTCAGTAATTGAGTCATCTGCTTAACAGTCCAGATACCGTAAGCATCCAGTTTTGCGGCATCGACGCCCATGCCCTGCATTGCGACCTTAATTGCACTCTGTTCGAATGCGTCTAATTTCATAGTCATCTGAAAAACTCCTGTTTGTGTATTTGGCTTAACGAGATGAAGAATATCACGAATCGTTAAGCCGTCAAAGGTTTTTTTCTGGTGCAAAAATGGGGCCGAAGCCCCTTATTTTATACGCCAGCGCCGCCAGTTGCAGCCGCTGGAGCAACGGCGCCCTGAAGCACCTGCACTTTCACCAGAACGGTGCCATCTGCGTTTTTGGTGTATTCGCCAGTGTGTTTGTAGCCAGTTTTGATAACCCCGGCATCACCCTTCGCTACGGTGCCAGTTGCGGTAAAGGTAACGAAGGAACCGAACGCGCAATCTGCTTCTGTAACAGTGGCGTCTGCGATCGCCCAAATGCGGCCATGAGTCATAACGTTAACCGCGCTCTCATCGTCATACTTGCCTTCAGGCGAGTAGGCTTGCGAGAATTGCGCGATGCCTACAATGACGTCGCTCGCTGCGGTTGCTGGTTTAACGACCTTGTGGCCATTGGAAACTGCGCCAGTGGAAGCCACCAGTACGCCAGCTTTGATATCGCCTTCAGCAACACAAGTGCCGTCGATATTGTAAAGTGACGTATCAGCGATCTGCCCCGCTACGGCAATATCACGCTTGCGGGAATAAGAAGCTGGAATCTGTGCCATTTTGAATCTCCTGTTTATTTGGTCTGGTAGCGGCCCGAAGGCCGCAAATTATTATCGGCGGAATTTTGCCTGCGGATCGATGATTTCGGTGCCGTCAAGTTTCGGTAGGCCGCCTTTGTCTTTTTGCTCGCCATCTTCTTTTTTGCCGAAGACTTTGGAGCGATTGCCAGCCATCTTATCAGAGTTGGCGATAAAGTCAAAAGAAGCGTCGATGTACGAATCTTCTTTGTCAGACAGATCACGACCGTCTACCTCTTTGATGTAAGCAACCTTCATCGCCTTAACATCCAGGCCGTCGCACTTGACGCCAGCGGCAGAAACCACCGCGATAACTTTCTGTTTTGCGTCTTCGTCGGCTTTGATTTTAGCAACGCGGGCGGCAACTTCATCTTCAATGCCATCAACTTTGGCCTGAAGCGCGTCACGCTCTGCGGTGATGCTAGTTACCTGACTGGTTGCCGATGCAACTTGCGCGTCTAGTTTGGCAATGTAAGCGCCTACGTTATCGGCCACTTCAACATCTACGCCGTCAATTTTAATGATCATTGTTTTAGCTCCTTTGTGGTTTGAGTCGTCATCATAGGGGAATTCTTGTTCGCTATCAAGATTTAATTTCGCAATCCCGGCACGACCACGGAAAACAAGCGCGACGTGATTCACGCGAATCTTCGTTTGCACCGCATCAAAGCGAACCCAATCAGAGACGGAATCATTTTTCATCTCCTCGAAGTTTTCCGGTAGGTCTTCGTCGAAATAATATTCGCCAGTTGCGTTATTGCCCCAGCCTTTGCGATCGATATCGACCGAAGTGTAGCCCACAGATAACTCAGCCGCTACGCGCTTTTTGGCTTGCTCGATCGACTCACCATCGTAAATCATCACCGGAACAAGAACACCGATCCCGTCCTCTTTCCCAGGGCCGGAGCAAGAGCCTACCACCAGGCCTTTTGCGTTCTGTGCGTTCACCATCTTATGACCTAAAGTGATCGGCTTGCCCTGGTATGAGACCAGCGATTCAGCATCAAACACCTCAGAACGCGGGCGGAACTCGACGCGCGGCCCGGTTGGCGTCTGGTACGTCTGCGCACCGATACGCGCCACGATCGGAGTATCAACCAGAAAGCCGTTCTCATCGAATCGGGCCTTCATCTTTACCGTGTCGAACCTTTGAACTCTTTTCATCATGATACCTCCACATTGTTAAAATCTGGAACCGCCCAACAACGGCAACCGTACTCTTCACCGGGGAAAATGCCGTCACCATTAACGGGGCGTCGCTTACCTTCTAGCTTGATATGGCTCTCGCGCTCGCGGTCGTCCATCATACCGAACCAAAAGTAATGCGATACTTTAGCATCTTTTAGGCGCTGCATCATCAACATACTGTTAAAAGTTCCGATGATTCCGCTTGCCCGGTTGCGCGACCAACTACCATAGATAGCATATCGGCCTTCGATAATTTCATCGATCTGCTCGCGAGACTTGCCGATATTGTTGGCGGTTCTAACTTTAGTCGTCCAGTCAGCAACGATATCGCTTGCTAACTTCCTGATTGACGCTTCGGCGGAATCCTGCCACTTATTTAGCGATTCCTGATACCAGTCTTCATACCCACCAGCGCCGAATTCTTTCAGGCGCATAACTGATTCGTTGTTCCGCCCGCCAGCCGCGATCGCAATTGCAAGCCACTGCTTAGAATTGAATCTATAGATGGTCAACCCAATGGAGGCAAGAGCCGCAATTACGACCGAAAAGAACGTAATGGCTGATTCGCTGATATCGTCTTCCGCCTGGCTGATTTCCTCCGCCGTGGCATCGAACTTCAGGCGGTCTAAGCGATCGCGCATTTCTACCACGAGTTCTGTCACCGCGTCCTGCATTGAGCGGGATAACTCCCGCTCGCTTGCTTCAGGATAACGCCAGCTTGGGATTCTGCCGTTAACTTTCATCATCCGTCTCCGTGTTGTTTAAGATCTCTGCGCTTTGCGTGCTGCCTGAACCAGTGGTGCGATCAGGAAGTTTTTTCTGTTTCGGCGCGTTGCCTTTTAGCTTCAGTTCAGGAATCAACGCCGACAGAGTATCACGCGCTTCGTTGGCGTCAATAACCTGGTCGGTAACGAGGCCGCGAGCCGCGTTGGCGTTCTTCTGGAAGATATCCGCTTTCTCCGCATCAGTAGGCAGCGACAACGGTTCGAACTCGACGCTGTATTCCTCCTCCGTTACGATGAACTGTAACAGGAATTCTAACAGCGGCTTGTAATCGTCATTGCGCTTGCGGTCAACCAGTTTGTAGAACGTCTGTAGCGCCGTGTTCTGGCTTGCGCTTACGCCACCAGTGTTTTTGTTTTTTAGCACGATCTCATGAATGCCTGACAGGGCGACAATCCGATCCATTTTGGCGGAAAGGAACTCAGGGATGCCAGTAATATCAGAGTTGATAACGGTGTACTCTTCATCGGTGGCATCAATGCCGATCGTGTTGCCGACGCCGGAATTAGCATCAACCTGCGCCATGCGCAACCGGGCGGCGTACTCGCCTTCTTTGTCGTCGCAGATTAGCGCCAGGCCTTTCGCCTTCCAAACGCCCTGCTGCTTGCGCTTCAGTAGCTGCGTTGCCAGATATTCCGAATAGTCGTAGTCAAGAATCGCTTCAATCATCGACTTGTTCAGCACCGAACCACCAGCGCCATTATTTAGCTTGCGCACCTTGTTGGTTACTCGCTCGCCGTCGATGTAGTGCATACGGGTATAATGCACCTTGAACGGTTGCCCGCCGTTTAGCGGCTTCACCTCGTACATTTTAGGCTTTCCGAATCGTGGGCTTCGTGGGCTGGTTTCCTCCTCTGCTACGGAAACGGAATCATGGTCGTAAACAACGATCGATTCGAGCGGCTTACCCCGCTTCGCTGCCGAAGTCAACGCGCGACCATCGTTAACCATCGCCAGGACGTAGGAGCCACCATACAGCCGCGCCCAGCAAAGAGCATCGGTGATTTGCGGCTCCAGATTTAACCCGTCCCATTCTGATTGAAACTTGGTGTTATCTGAAATGCCGTTTAGCTGGAAGCCGGGAGCGACCATCTCTTCCGGGATCACGTCAACGATTTTCTTCGCCATGCCGTTTTCATGATAGAACTCTTCAACCTGCGACATTGTTCCAAATCTTGCCGCGATAGACGCGAGGGTTGACGCATAACCAGCGCCACCATTAAAGATTTGATTATAGTCGTCCATCTTAATGTTATTCATATTTCAACCTTGTTTAAGTGTGGGCCGTCAGGCCCACATTATGTATTAGCGACCCAGCTTTTTCAATCCCGCAAGGCGTTTCATTCGCTCAACCGGATCGTCGCTCAGGTTCATTTCCAGGTTTGCGGCGTCAAACACGTTGTCGCAAATATCATCGTGTGGATGAGAATCGTCATATGTAAACGCGCTCATCTCCGCCTCAAGCTCTGCAACGAATGGGTGATTGTCCGGCAGCACGACACGCCCACCCTTGATGATTGGTTGCGCATCCATAGCGCGAGTGACTTTATCTTTATCGCGCTGCACCGGGACGATCTCGCCCATGCCATTTACCGCCTTCGTTAAATCCTGGATTAGACCCGTACCGCTCGCCTTGTCTTCGATGTAGATCCGGCGAAGGTTTCCACACTCCTTGTTCCGACGCCAGCACTGCTTGATGAATGCTTCGGCCTGAACGCGGAGATCTGGCGCTTCCCATTTTCCGCGAATTCCGTCAATGAAGTATACGCGATCCCGGTACTTGCCCCAATAGCACATTACGGAGTAGTCGTTTAGCTCCTTGACCTTCTGCGCGGTGTCCGCCGTGATGAACGTATATTCGAACTTGTCCGGGCGCGGCTCGTGCGCCTTGTCGGAATCGCCGTAATAGCGCCACCACTCCGACTTGAACACGTTACCACCCAGGGCGATTGGCTCCTGCTGATACTGCGAAAGGAACGTATAAAGATCGGCTTCGCGTAGCGCAACCAGGTTCTCGATCGATTCGTTCTCCTCCCAAAATGACCAGTATTCCACTCCGTCAATGACCACCGACGGGCCGGAAAGCACGTCGCGTTCGAACTCAGGACGCAACCAGTCAGGGAGTGATTCGCCATATTCCCGCGTAACCATCGCCGGAATAACAATGCGATCGAAGTCGATGGCCATCCCGCCGCTCATCATGAACCAGGTGGAATCCTGCGCGTGCAATCGCTGCTGCACAGACAGGATCGGCGTTTCGTCGCCCTTCTTCTTCTTCGCTCGACGGGATCGAATGGTGTTTTTCAGCAGTACGTGGTTTTTCTCACGCTTCACCTTAGAAAACATGTCATCGGGTTTGTCGATATCATCCAGCGCGATAAGGCCGCTGAATCCAGGCGTCATGTACCCGCCACGCTTACCGACGATCTGGCCACCTGACGAACGGGATACCATTTCAAGCCTTACGCGGTCGTTATCGTCCATCACCTGAAATTCATCGATCTGCTTACGACCGAACTTTGATGGCCATAGCTCCTGCCACTCGTTAGATGAGAAGATCTTAATCACGCGATCGGAGTTGCCTTTTGACAGCGCGTCACCCTGCGAGATCTGAAGGTTTCTAACCTTCCGGCATTTAAGATACGCATACGGCGCGAGGTGGATTGAAAACGTCTCCGTCTTTGTGGAGCCTGGCGCAACGTTAACGATCGTGCTCTTGCGCTTCCCGGCGATAATTTCATCGACCGTGTGGCAAAAGTAGGAGTGATGCCAGTTCCACATTAGCTTTTCGACCTGAATGATCTGGAACCAGATTTTCAGGAACAGCGAAAAATTGCGCGTACTCAGCGCCTTAATTGCCAGCTTATCGGCTGGCGACAGGTCTTCCCAAATGATCATTTCGTTCATATCTGAACCTTACAGCTTATCAAGAATATTGGTCACTGCCTTCTCTAACTTCTCTTCGGTGATCTCGTTCTTATCCCCGGCGATAGCGTCGATGTTCAGCACTGGCGGCTTATCGATCCCCATCTCTTTACCGACGAAAGAAGCGTTAATCATGCCGACGGCAGCAAGCTGAAATTTCTGCTCATAAATCACGGAGTCGATGAACTCCATAACGGGAGCATAGTTGGGATCGTGACGGTAGCGCCCAAGCGTTGACTGGTTCACGCCGCAAAACAGGCTTAACCCTGTGATCGTGAAAATGCGAGGCTTGTTCACTCCCCACTCGTTAACGTCACCCTGGAAAGTCGCCGTTTCCGCCGCCTTAATCGCGTTTTCTTCTGCCCACTGGAAGTAACGCTTTGCGATATCAAAAAACTGTTCCGGCGTCATTTCTGCCGTGCGCCCCAGCACGACGCCGAATTCCTTCTCATATAGCGCTTTGAAGTTGCCCTCAAAGTGTGATTTCGTCACGCGCTTTCTGCGTTCTTCAGACATTGTTAGCCCTCCTTCTATGTTGATTTGCGAGTATATCAGATCGCGGGCATAAAAAAACCCGCCGAAGCGGGTTCTTTTGTCATATCAGTTTGTTTCGCCGATTCAGCGTCTTCTGGAGTTTCACAAATGGCTCGCAGTCAACATACGGAAGCGGCGAAAAAGCAATTCGTTTTGCGATACCATCCGGATCGCCAATTTTTTCCCAACGTGCTGTTTTCTTATTGTAGAACATGGCAGCAAAAGTGCCTTCATGTACCCGCCTTGAAAGGCGCTCTACAAGATGAGCCGCGCCAACGTGATATCCTATGAACAGCATTAAAAAAGCAATAATCATAGTTAACATTGATTGACTTCCCTTATGTAGTTGATGTTGATTTTATGCGTATCCAGATTGACGCCGGATTGCTTTTTTGCTTTCTCCACCGCGTCTGAGGTGTCGTTCGCCTCAATAGTCATGCTGAACTCTTGAATGCAGGACTTGCAAAAGCCACCCATTTTCCTTGCCGTGAGCATGATTTTGTACTGCATCATAACCCCTCAATAAAAGCCCCTAAGCGGGGCGAGACTTGCGGACTATCGCCGCCTCTTGTATCTACGTGACCAACGATACCCGGTCAGCGCGATTGCGTCAATAGGTCACTGAATCGTTTGGCTGTTTTTTATTCATACTCGCCATCCCTGCGACCGAATCTGCCTTCCAGGTAGCCAGCTATCCAGATAAACTGGCCGCGAGTAACCAGCGTGTTGATTTGCGCCCAATGTTTATCGATCATCTTCGCGGCGACCTGATCGTAGGTCTTCTTGTCCTTCTTGATGGCGTCTTTGGTTTCTGCGGCCATCTGCTTTGCCACTTGCTTCACGGCGTTATACTGCGCTTCATTCAGTCCGAACATTTGGCCTTCTCCCATTCTACCAATGTGCCGCGAGCGATGAACACTTCAACACGCAGCGGACTATTGAAGTTTTTGTAGATGAAGATGAACCCCTTTCTGCTATCCGTCTCCACCTGCGTAACCGGGAACGCCAGCGGCTTGATTGCGTCGACAGACTCACTCATACAGATACCAGTAATCGTTGCGCCAATCGGCATATCTTCGACTTTTGAGTATTCAGGCATACAATCGCACTCCTTAAATTTGCGCCCGCCAGAATGGCTTACAGGCGCTTTAAATGGCATTCGATTTCGTTAATTTTTTACGTGGTGGCAAGGTTCGCCATCTTTGACCTCACCCCACGCCCGGCGCTTGTTCCGTTCCAGCTTTTCCGCCACCGCTTCAGCCAACTGCTCATCGCTGAATCCGGCGCGGCGCGTTGCGTCCCATACCAACATGAGGATATCGGCGAACTCGCTAATGTCATCCGGAGCTTCGGCGGCCTCTATCGCCTCTTTCGCCAGGTGCTTGAGCGGCCCGACTGGCCCAACGTTGCCGAACTGGCGATCCGACCACTCCGCGTGCTGCGCCCGAATATTGGTGAACGAGTCGGACTTCACTTCCGGCTCCGCCCGCAGGCATTGAAAATCGCTCCACGTCTTCGGGTTGTGCTGCATCTCACGCAGGCTCGCTAAAGCGCCGTTGATATCCATGCCTTCCGGCCAGTTCACCTTGAACGCTTCAGGCTTGCGGAGATACTCGACAAGATCACCACCAAGCACGGTTTGCTGCATAATCGCCTGCTCTTTGGTGTCGCAGACGAGGCGGCGCGATTTGCGCCCCTCGTTGGTTCCAATGGTGTAGGTAAGTACCCAAATCTTGTTGCTCATTCTTCTACAACCTCGCATTCGTCTTTGCTCACGCTGATATTGTCACCAGCCTGGATAAATTCGCTATTGCGCGGGGCAATTACGCAGTATGAGCCGTCATTAAAGTGGCCGTCGACCTCAAGAACGTCGCCGATTTTGAGGCCGCATTCTTCCAGGGTAATTGAGCCGTCGCCGTTAAGAGTGTCGATTTTGGTGATTTTGATTTTCATTGCTGTAACTCCGTTTCGTTTCGATGGGATAACTATACCAGCTTACCCCTGATCGGTTTTAGCAATTCGTGCTATTTGGAAGGCCATCCATGACTTTCAGTTTGACCCACTCGACGCGCCCTTGCCCTTCGGCAATGCCTAACTCATAACTCGCGCCTTCCTGGTATGGGCGAACCCGCCAGCGCTTGCCGCCATCATCGCACCAGTAATAGAACTTACCGCGAAATTTAACGTTGTAGGTGAAGCCGTTGAACCACATTTTTATATTCATTCTTCGATTACCTTATATTCGCCTTCGTTAAGTTCGAACCAGTCGACCGGACTAACAACGCCCCAATCTTCTGACTGATAACACTTGCCGACCTGCGCCCAAAGGAATCCGCCTTCGTATGCCTCGCAGGTGAAGCGGTCGCCTTCTTTGATTCCCGCCCACTCTGCCAAAGTCGGTTCATCTTCGGCGTTGCGGATGTTCGGGTTAATGATCTCGACCACCACCAGGCCCAGGAATTTTTCAGTTTTTGACGGGTAAGGGATTTGCATCTTGTTAGCTCCTGATTGGTTTGCTTCAATAAGGCCACTATATCAAATGGCCTTGCGGAAGTTTTAGCAATTCGTGCTATTTTGCGGGCTATCCATTTTGGCACCCAAGCGCCATCTCACCACTTAAAATTGCGGGAAATGATCACGCTGCCAACGGCGGAAAGTGTAATCCAGGGCCAGCAGAGAACCGGGTACAGACTATCTTTGTCAGTAGAATCAGCCGATTTCAGGAAGGCCCGCATGAGTAAGCAACCGCACGCATAAAGACCAAGAACCAGGACGGCAAGGGCAATAATCGCGTAAATCATAATGTTTATCCTTCGTTTCTTGATGGGGTCGCCATGCGGCAACCCCTGTTTTGTGTTTGTCGGCTCGTGCTACTGCTGAAGTTTTGCGAATGCGTCGGCCATCATGCGCAAAACCCGCGCGTGATCTTCAATGTCATAGCCTGGCTCGCTACGCATGATTTCCCGAACCTTCTCGATCTTGGTGTGGGCGGCCTGAAGCTCACCAGTCAGGAGCGCAACTTGCTTTTCAAGCTCCGCGATTCGTGAGAACGGCTCACGCATGAATGATTCGCACGACGCATCACTTAACGCCCAGCCGATTCCGGCGCGAACGACGGCATTTAGTAGCGGGTCGGTGTCGTCTTTGGCGTGATTGTCAGACGGGATCATGTCAACGATGCAGGCCCGGCTAATGAACCCGTCCCCGATGGTTGCCGCGTTGATGGTGAGCGACTCGCGCTTGCTGCAATCCTCGATCGGATACTCGATATCGAAGCGATGGCCGCCCAGGTATTGCGAAGATCTTGGGTTTACTGGATATTCGCGCCCGTAGTCGTCGCTTACCTTGTACAGCATTTCGCCGGAATAGTTGGTGAAAGCGGTGGCAGCATAGCGCTTGCCTTTGGTGAATTTTGCGTAAGAGTCAACCGTTGAATCTACGGACGGGATCAGGGTAATTTTCTGACTTTTCATTGGTGAGTTCCTTTGTTCGTTGGTGTGGGGATAGTATGCACCATCCCCGGACGGCGGTTTTAGCAATTCGTGCTATTAGAACGCATCAAACTCAAACTCGATAAATTCTTGCCATTCGTACCCGCTAGCCGGGTCATGATCGGTTCCGTGCCATCCATCCATATAAGTTGCGGAAAATTTCCCGTCTTTATCGAAGTACCAGTTAGCCCAAGCTCTCGCCCAATCTCCGACGCCAGAGAACTCGCCAAACTTGCGTATATATGAGTTAGTCCAACCACGATCGCGCGCCTGAAGTTTTAGCGCACGAACCAGTAACTTGCGCTGCGACGCCTTCGATACTTTCCGCAGATGGAAAAGCACGTCTTCCGGCCCGCCGCCAACACGGATGGTCAAATCTTCGTCAATATCCAGCGGGTTGACGATGAATTCGTTAAGGTATCCGCCCTGGATTACGTGAACCGTTCCGAGTGGTTCGTGAACCTCGACGGCATCGAATACGCAGCCGATGAGGTGGCTTTCTCGCTCGCGTTTCGCATTAACAACCATGAGTTTGATAGTGCTCATTAGCGGATCTCCTTCACCTGGTGAACTTCGAGGAGGTTAGTTACTTCACGGATACCGCAGTCTTCGAATTCCTCTTCGGCCCCGGTCGCCACCCTTAACTTGGTGAACCCTGCGTCATCGTCAATCATGACCTCGATAACGTGCTCGTTCGAAAGCTCAATGTATGCGCAGCCGTAGGAATTCAGTTCTTCCAGCAGTGCGATTAAATTATCGTTCATTGCGTTGCTCCTGATTGGATTGTTTCACTTCAGTAACGCCACTTTATCAAATGACGTTACGGCAGTTTTAACAAAAAGTGCTATTCTTTTTCGCCGCTGAACGCTGCACGGTATCCCCGGCGAAAGCCGTTAATCTCCGAAAGTCGGCATACGCCAATGATGATGCAAATCATGCCGATCGCCTGCCAGCCTACGTGGTCATGCAGTGCCAGGCCACCCAGGAAGAAGGCCCAATACAGCGCGAGTTTCTTTTTGCTTACTTTCATACTTTCACCTCAAATAGAACGTTGTTTTCATATGGTCTATTGGCGTACATGGCGATCTTTTCGTCCGGCATACGGCAGGCTGGCCAGAATTCTTCGTCCTCCGTGGTTCCCTGGTCGTCCTGCAAAATCCACACTTCATCAAGGCCGGGGCCGAATCTGGCGTCATACTCGCGGCCAGGGGTGAAATAGGTGGATAGCGGCGAATAGCCGACGTGCGTGCAAATTACTTTAACCGTTTCCATTAGTAGATCCCGTTAGTCCAAACGTAACCGTGTTCGATTATCTCGCGCAGCCTAACCCTTTTCGGAGATGGGTTAACCCCGTCGCCACCAGTGTAGAACCCTGTTCCATACGCAAAATGAACCTGCTTTGCGAACAGTCCGCCTCGCGCCTGGATGTAAAGGCGGTTTCGTCTGGCAAAACTTATAAGCGTCCTGATTTGCTCAAACGGCTCGCCCTTAACATTCGAGATCTTGCACATTACTGGCTTTTCGCCAAATTGCCCGGTTAAGCAGTGGCGATCGAACTCTGATAAACGTATCATCCGGACACCTCAAAGCTGATTTGCAAAGATGTGCCAGACGTGATCTTCTGGCGTGCGTTTCATTAGTTTGTGCGCCTTGCGTGCCATGCGCTTATAGTCGCGGGCGGTAAGTTTCGTTGGGTCGGCAACGAACGATTCGACAATCAAGCCTTCGAAATGGTATTCGGGAGACCATGTTTGGCTATAGTCCAGGCTATTCCGGAAGTGGGTCATATTCCGAAACGTATGCTCATAGCTATGAAGGCGCTGACCTCGACCTCCAAGGTAGAATGCGCCGCGCATCTTGCCGTCATTGCCGACGTGCAAAAGGTGAATGCGGCTTTTCTTGCCTTCGAAGTTGGTTCCGACGATGGCGACAACTGCGTTTTTGATGATCTGTTTCATGGTGTATCTCCGTTGTTTGGTGTGTGGCCATTATGCCCGATCCTCTGACCGGGCGTTTAGCAATGCGTGCTATTTCAGGCCGCGAAGGTCAATCTTCGATTTTGCCCAATCAGGGAAGCGAGCCATTTCGCCAACCTGAACCATTTTGTTTCCGCCCGGCCCCTTATCCACCCATGAATCAGGCGAGTAACTCAGCAGGCGAACATTTTCAACGGTCGACTCATAGGCCCAAATCGAGCCGTCGGCATCAATGGCGATCGTGTTAGCCCAAACTGGCACGTCAAGCGACTGCATATCGAACGTGCCAGGGATGTTAATCTGGAAGGCTACAACGTGGCGCTGCGTGATGGTCGCCACTACTTGCTCGCCGGATTTGACTTCGTGAATCATTACGTTCTCCTTAAAGGAACATTCCAGCCAGGCGCAGGCGGTTGATGATATCGTCACGCTTGACGCGGAGGCCGTCATAGTAGTCTTCGAGTTGGGGATCCCATGACGGCAGTTCAAGCATTGCTTTCATCTCATCGCAGGCCACTTTAAGCGCGTTGAAGTTCTGCTCGACGGCGCGACGGTGGGCTGCTGCGTTCAGTTCGTTGTTGTGGTTGCCAATCATGTTTTTGCTCCTCTGTTTCGATGGGGTAATAATAACGCATTGCCCCGATCGGGTTTTAGCAAAACGTGCTATTCGTGCCTTTTGAACTCGTGAATCTGGTTCCCGCCTGAATGGTCGGCAATGTCAACGCGATCGCAGGTCACGTAAAAGCCGCGAATGACGGTGAAGCGCCACTTGCCGCACCAGTGGAAGTATACGCCGTGCTCGCTGCCCTGGACGGCCTTGGTTGATGAGTGTGGGATCGGCATCCCGGCGAAGGTGCGAAGTTTTGTTGTTGCTGAAAAACGAGGCATGGCCATTCCTCCTGGCTTGAGCCGTGTTGATGGTGGGGCGGCATCGCCACCCCGATCGCTTACTTGATTCGAACTTCAACTTCAATGTCAGACTGCGGCGCGAAGAGTTGGGCCTTTCCATTAACGCGAATGGTAAGAATGTTCCCCTTGCGATCTATTGCGAGAACAAGGCGAAATTTGCCAGCAAACTTAACCATCATGCCAGGCTTGACTTCGCTCATCTTGATAACCTTATCCATCTTCATCACCTCGGTTTATTAAATTATTTCAACGGTTAATTCAGCGGCAATAAAATTGCCATTTTTAATAAGGCTTTCGCGGAAGAACTCGGCTTTGCTTTTGGTGAAACCAAAACGATTAGCAAAAACCAGCCAGTGTTTAACGCCTTTCGAATCGAAATAACTTACGCCAAATTCTTTTTTCATTGCCTTGTTCCTCATAACCTCAGTTCGTTGTCGATGAAGAGATAATACCTGATCGCTCTGACCTGGTTTTAACAAAAAGTGCTATTGCGGGTAGTCGAGGCTGATGATGTTATCCGACTCATCGGCCATCATGGCCAGGACGTTCGATGCACCGATGAATTCCAGCTTCGTCACCGCCTAGCCCGTTTCGGTAATGTGCCGGATGTGCGATTGAGAATGCGGGAGATATAACCTTAACAGCAGGTCAGCTGTAATAACGAATTCCGGGGCTGTTGGATTTTCGTCGCCCGATGCACTGGCGATGGCTGCGATAACCTCCTGCTCGCTGATTGGCGTGTCGCCCAGGCGCATCGGTGCTGCCGTGTCGTTTTGGTCTGGATATAGTTTCATGATTGTGCTCCTGTGATTTTGGCTTTCAGTGCCATTGTGTAACCGTTGTAAAGCAGTCCTTTCGGCATCACCTCGTCAATGATGGCAAGGATTCTTTCCCGCTCAGAGATGGCGCCATGCTGCCTGTATGCCTCGGCTTCCAGGTTTGAGCCAGCCATTGCGTCGAACTCGGTAAAGACGGAGATTAACCCCGCCCCCAGGCTCACGCGCAACACTTCGCCCGGCTCAAGGAGTTTCAGCAACGGCCTGCGGAAATGGTTGTCGACCGGATTAACGCCGAACTTCTCCACGAACTCCTCCGCCGTCATCTGGATACGCCGCCCGCCATCCAGGAACATGCGCCGGATCTCGGAAGAGCGGTTGCCAGTGAATGTACCTTCCGGCTTCGAGGCTTCCTGGCTCCGTCCGGCTGGCCTGGTGGCGTCACCAAACGTGATGGATTGCAGCCATTCATGGTAAGCGGCTTGCTTATCTGCGTCGTACCGCATCCACTCGGACACGTCGACTTCTTCGAACTCATAGCCTTTGTATTGCATTTGTGTTTCCCCCACATTTACGGCGTTTGGTAATGTTTCGGAATGTGATAATACTGGCCGCAGGCCTTGCCGTCAAAGGGTTTCGGAGTGTTTGGTAAGATTTGCTGTCATCCCCTATATATCCCTATATACATTTTTTCGCGGCGGAACATCTAAAAATTATGGCTTGCGCAAGAGTAATCCATAACCTCCCCGGAGAAATCTTACCAAACATATATATAGATAAAGAGTAATAATAATAATATTATTATTTATCATATACTTATCTATCTATTATGTGCTTATATTGGTCACTTTTTGTGCAATTTTCAGGTAAGATTATTCCTCCCCCACACTCCCACACGACGTAAATGTTGGCGAAACACACCTGGCGCTTTTGCTGGCTTCGATCGGCAAATTGCGTGCATTGTGCATGCATTTATGCAATTCGTTGCAAATCCTGAAACACTCCCAAAATCATTGCGCAGAATGAAACAATCAAAAGCAATCATGATTCATCAAAACTAATCACCAGGGAATCAAGTGCAATCACCATCTATTCCACTATTCCGAATCGGTGGAATAATCAGCAATCGCAGGAATAGCACTTTTTGTTAAAAGCCATACGATCGACTTTGCTATGATGACTTCAACGAAACGAAT